TTTGGAGATTTTTAGAGAAGCAATAAAGGGCAAGAGCACGATAAGTTACTGCGGGTTCTTGGTTGAGGAAATCTTCAAACCTAAGAGCATAAATCAGTCGTTGTTCTTTGTCGGAGTATTTCATTTTAGTTCAAGTTCCTTTTGAATACGATACTCACACCACTCTGCGTGATTTTTGATTTCCCCGTTGATTTGTGGGTCACTTATTTTACAATAAGAACAGCAATAATAGGGATTACGACCACCAATAGGTTCTTTTGGATAATCGTTGTAATACTTTTCTTGGTATTTCATTAGAGTTGCTCCAGTTCCTCACACAATTCTAACACATCAGCACACATAATCACACCAGGACTTTGTTGGAGTTGGTTGATGACTTCACGGAGAGCAGCAGCAACACCATCACGATGCCAGTATGCTCTGTCTTGTTGATGAGAGTTCCAAAATGCTTCCATTACTTTTCTTTCTGTTTTAGTCATCATCCAAACATCCAACTCTTTGTGAAAAATCCTTTGAAGTATTCCCAGAAGGAAATATCTTCTTCCTCTTCTACAAAAGGTTTCATCTCAAAGTCCTTACCATCACGACCACAACGGTCTTCTTTGTCTCTCATAGCAAGAGCAAGAGCATTATACTTCGTCACCTTGCCGTTGAAGTAATCAACCTCCTCATATGTGTAGAGAGCACAAGTGCTGAAAATCTCATCAGGACTTTCTTGAAAGTGCTTACAATCTTTACAAGCAGGGATTGTGGAAGTCATTTGGGTTCCTTGTGTATGAGAGTATTATAAGGCATCTGATGCCCCTGTGGAGGGGGTCTTGTGCCAGTTATTCAGGTGGTTTTGTTTGTTCCACATATCCAATACATAATCCATTTATTACACCACCACATTCAGTAATATACAAATGGTCGTATAATTTAAGTCCAAGTAGTTCTACTAGTTTTTGTTTTAGGTCGTCAAAATCATCAAACTCAAAACCACTTTTTAATTCATCTCTAAGATATTCTCCATTTTCATCATATATTGGATATCTATTACAACCAATATCTCTTGGTCTAAAAAAGTTAGTCATTCTTCATCCTCATTATAAAACTCATCCCAATCAGGATGAGGCATACCCGCAACGACCATTTCACCACATTCAGGGCAGTGGAACATACCGATGGGAGCATCCTTATAAATGTCTGCTGTTGGGTCAAAAGAACATTTAGTCATTTCTGTGCCTCCACAGCAGCATCTTGAATAATCCGTGAAAGTTCCATCAGTTCTTGTTTCATTTCTGGTGTGGAAGTTTTAGCAACCTCATCATAAAACACCGTGAGTGCTGTGGTCAAAAGAATAAGTTGTCGATAGGTTAGGTTCATTTGTTTAGAGTAGTAATAATAGTATCAAGTTTTTGAGAAATCACCACACACTGAATAGCAATCAAAGAAACCATTATGATGATGTAGGGTTTTATCATTTTACCTTCTCAATTTTAGCAAGTGGTTCGGTTCCAAACTTCATAGGAGTATCAAATGAAACTCCAAGCATTCTGCTCCAATCTCTTGGAGAATTAAGGTCTTCTACCCATCCTTTTTCAATCGCATCCTCCCAAGAAAGATGATACCTTGTGGTAGTGTATAAGTCCCAAGCAATATCGTGATACTTATGAACTTTAGAACTACCCACACCGAAACTACTACTCCACCCATCAATACCATCTTCAAGAATTTCAGGCATTCTCTTGGTGAGTTCATCCTGAATTTCGTGATAGACATTCCAATTCACATCTTTCTTAAGAGGCAGATGTTCAAATGCCTCACGAATTTGTCCACCTTGAATGCGGGAAAGCAATTCACAGGCAGTAGAGATTACCTTAAGTTGTTCTTCGGTTACTTGGAGATTGTAGGTTTTAGAAGTCATTTTCGGAGTCGAATGTGAAGTATTGATAGATGGAAGACATTACTGCTTCCTCAATATATTCGATAATAGCACCCTCACTTGGGTTCTCAATATGCTTATATGCCCGTGAATATCCACGACGGACACCTTCTTCAATTGCCTGTTCTAGGATTACCTGAATTTTAGGTCTCATAATGCTTGAAATTCATAAGGTCATTATAGAGCAAAAACTCCCCCTTGTGAAGGGAGAGTGTGCGGTTTCTTAAGTGTCCCAAGGAGCCTTGCGGTTTAGAAGTTTCCTCAACTTCTCTACTTGTTCTGGGTCTGGTGGTTCATTTATTCGTCGCACAAGTTCATCATATGCCTCTTTGGAAACATACATCGTTTGCGGTTTCATTCCAAGATGTTTGATACACTTGCGTTCGTATTGATATTCTTTCCACCTATACCAGATGGATAATAGAAAGTTTTTCATTCTTCTGGTGGGGTAAGTAAAATCCATAACCATACAAACATCGTTATGAATACAATAAGTTCTACAATAACTGGAGGTATATTCATTCTTTATTCCCCTTTATAGTATGATAAGTTCATAGGGCACCGATAGTTTAGAAAATCTATATCCAAACTAATTGAAGAAATGTGAAAATTAAGTGAGAAAACACTACCATTAAAGATACTAATACCAAATCTAATGTTAGGCTCCCAATCCCAATATGAACTTGAGTAAAACATAACTTCAAATAAGTTGAGTTTTCTGAATTGTCCTATGATAAGGTATGCGTCTCTTCCGTAGTCCCATTCTGTATAAAAATCAAAGAGTTTCATTTTTGAATTACCGAATGACGTTGTGAAGGACAATCAAGGAAGAACTTATATTCCCGATAATTTCCATTACCGTTCCATTTTACAACATTACAGTTTCCATATTTATCCACCACTTGAAACCTGTTCTCAAGTTCTTGTTCTTTTGGTTCAACAGTAATCGCAGTATTGATGAGAGTTAATACTGTCGCACTTGTAAAACCAAGAATAAACCCAAGTAGAATAAACCGATAATAAGTGAGTTTCTGTTCCATTAGGTCGTTTGCTCCTTTCTTTGAGTGTTAATGTATTCCCCAAGTTTAGTCAAAATCTCCCTACAGTTCGTTTGAACGTATTGGTCTTGGATTTGGCTTTCCTTGTATCTTAGCACAGATTGAAAGACAATCTCTGCTTCTTGTTTAGTGAAGTTCATTAGATTTCAATTTCAAAGTTTGGGTTGAATTCAAGGTTCAGGTCTGCGTTGTTGTATCCATTATAATACCCTCTGGGATTACAGATAACCCTACACTCACCGATTTGGTAATCAAACGATGTGTGAGTGTGTCCGTGCGACCAGTATTTGATTTGAGGATGATTGAAGATAAAGTCATCAAGGTCACTTACATAAGCACCATTCGCAATACCACTTGTGCGATACTTTGGATGGACCGATTGATACGATGGTGCGTGATGTGTAAGAACCCAAACCTTATCGTTCTGGAACAACTCAAGGTTCTCCTGTAGATACTTCTTGGTATTCTGGTGAAAGGCATAAGTATCATCAGGGTTCATCTTGCGATACTTTGGAGTGATACGAATGGTCTTGTAATCATTCAGACACTGTGCTGCCTCCATCATTTCCAGAGCATTTCCATTACGAAAGTCAGTCCAGAGTGTTCCCCCTATGAAAATCCAATCATCAATTTTAACGAAATCGTTTTCAAATATGTGAATACCTTTGGGTAGATGTTCTTTGAGAACATCCCAAGTGCCTTCGTAGTTGTATCCGTATGCTTCGTGATTTCCTGCGATATACAAGACATAATCAAAGTTATCGGAACACTTTTGCAAGAAATCATCATATACTTGATGAAGTTTTCCATTGGTCTTAAAATGACGAGCACAGAGAATGTCCCCACCCAGAATGAGAACATCCCCTTCTCCCAAGTCAGGAACTCCGTGCCCCTGTTCGCAACACTCAAGGTGTAGGTCTGATACTACTTTGACTTTCATTTCTCACTTGGGTCCTTTAAAGACATTATACAGGGAGTTCTCTGAGGTGTGAAGGGGTCTTGTGCCAGTTTGTCAAGTGGTTATTTTCCACCATGAATTCTCATGATTTCATTTTTTAAATTATTAGCAACAAACAAAGGGTCTCTTAGTGCTGATTCAAAAGTTTTTTTATGAATTGGTGAATAATTTTCCTCAATCAATTCAGTAAGTAAATCAATTTGATAGAGTAAATTTCTCACTTCTGGATTTTTTATTACACTTTTAGTCCAAAAAACAGATACATATCTGGTTCCACGAATAACTTCATTTACCCTATGAAGTATTCCAGTTTGATAAGTTATAGCCCAACCTGCATCTAATTTAATTTTTTTCTCACCATCATTCCCCAAGTATAAGCAAAGTTCCCCACCAACATAATCATCTGGAGAATTTAGAAAAACTGTGGTACTATAGTCTCCATTTTTCCAATTATCCATATGTGGGTGATAATAATTTCCAGATGACGTTTTTGATACAATAACTCTGTCCGTACTATCTGCTACAGTATAAGATAAAAATTTCTTATCTTCATCTAAAGATTTCATTATGATGTCATTAATTTGTTTAGATATTTTATCTTCAGATAGTTCAGTATTCTTTTTGACAGAATGACTTCCACCACCCGTTTTTATTCCATCATACCAGTAGTTATTTTCATTTGAAATATGAATTAACTCATTAACTCTTGATAATTCAGAATCGCTGAGAAGTTTTCTTATATAATAATTTGTAATCATACTAACCAACTAATAATAGAATATCTTGTTCCCTTTGTTACTGGAACTATTTCGTGAGGATACATAAAGTTTGATGGGAACAAGATAGCAGAACCTTTTTTACACTTGTACTGAATTTTTCTACCAAAAAAGGAAAATTCCCCACCTTCATAATCATCATTCAACTGCAAAGAACAAGATAAAGACCTTTGCTCTTTATCGTAAGAGTCTGTGTGTTCTGTATAAAAATCTCCAACATCATAGCGTAAAAAGTTATATCCAGTATCAATAGAAATTTTAAAGTTACTAAAGATATTTGAATACTTTCTTACTGATTTTGAAACACAATCAAAAACTATAGCGTCAAGTTCTTTTCTTTTGTTATAATTTTTTTTGATGATGTTATCTGAAGATATATTTAAATTCTTACAATTTCTTATTTTACTATTTAAAGGATTATTAATATCCGCAATTGTAGCGGGAAGTAAATCTTCACAATTAGAATATTCCGCTATAAGTTCATCACAAACATCTTCTGGAACAATATTATCAAAGGTAACAATATAATCCTCTAACTTACTATCGGGATTTGAAATGAACTTATTTGTATCTACAATAACTTTATTTTTTTCTATTGGATACTTAAGGTCTGTAGTTTCTCTCTCTTTTGTTTTATCAAAATATGCATAAGAGCAATCCCCACGACTTCTTACATAATGTAGAAACACTTGCCCATACTTTTCTCCTTCATATTCTTCTCTCCAGTGCTCGGCAATTTTGCCAAGATATAACATAGCATCGCCTGGTTTAAGAATAACAGATTTTTCTTCACCACTTGGATTTTTTATAAAAATGGGCCAAGGTTTGTCCCCATTTAAATGAAGAGTTAATGATACCTCACAAGCATCACGGTCTGTATGCCTCTCTAAGACATTTCCTTTATAATAAATTCTTGAATAGACATAAGTTGGCAGTAAACTCTCTTCAACTATAGAAGAAACTTCTTGTGTCTTTTGGCAAAGAATCTCTACAAAGGGTAGAAAATTGGGAACTGATTTTGATACTGGAACCTGTGGGTCCCCATCAACCTCAGAATTTTCACAGTAAAACAAAAATTGATCATACAACTCCAAAGATTTATCTTTATCAATAAAGTTTGGAATTATCAAATAATTATTTTGGACTAATAACTTATTCATTTAAATTTAAATCAACGATACTATTATATCATATGTATTAGAAAAATGTTCTTTTTTCTTCCTCAAACTTTTCCCACTTAGCAATCCCCAAACACATTTGTACTGTTTCCCGTTCTCTTTCTCCTCTTGGAGTTCCACGATACATAAATGCCCTTTGATAGGCACAACACCAAATGTTCTTGTAAAGTTTATCCTTTTGTTTCATTTATTTTTTTTCCAAGATTTTTCTACATTCATCCCTATGAAAAATAGCTTCTTCTATTGTGTCGTAAGTACCAAAACAATAATTAACTTTTTTATACCACATATTAACCTGATATTTGCCAGATGGAAGTTTTTTAATATTGCGAAATTTTCCGTTTGGGCATCTGCGATTATTATTTTGTGTATAATTATCTGCCCATCTTATATTTCCAGGAAAATATCCATATTCATTACATATTCTATCTAATGAATATCCTTTAGGTTTATCTCCAAGATTTTTATTAACATAATCTAAAAATCTCAAAAATCCTTGAGGTGTTTTTGATGTTCCGTGTGAACCTTTTTCTGCCCATTCTTCAAAAACTAAAATTCCACGACCACCATAATGTGGATAATTTATATTTTTAGGGTCGTTACATCTACGAACCATTCCATTCCAAGTGTGATATAACGGATGCTTTGAAACTTTCATATTACATCAATCCCGATTTCTCCAATCCGGTTCATTTTCATCACGACGGAAGAAATCTACAATATCATCAACACTTTCAAATCTACGAATACCTTTCCCTTCGTGACCAACTCCACCAATATCAAGGGCATTCAAAAACCCATCCAAACTATCCTCAGTCATATCAGGATTTTCTGCTTTTCTTCGTGCCTGACGGAGCATCGTAGCAGCAGAACGATTTGCTTTCGCAAGCTTTTCTGCCCATATCATTTCTTCAAGTTCAACAGTTTCTCTGCTGATGATTTTTTGACAGATACCTTCAAGTTTGAGACGATATTGTGTAGAAAGCATAATTACTCCTGATTTGATGTATTTATTTTGGATGTATGTGAGTTGGTCGTGAATATTCAATATCATTCCAGTGTCTTATCGCATTCGCAATAATGAAACCGTTTGTAACTACCATTTGAAGCATAATCATAAGACGAATAAAAGCAATCTTATCTGCTTCTCTATCATCCTTTCCTGCCTTTTCACCTAAGGATTTTGCTATCAGCCTCCAAAGATTGGTTTTTGGTTTTTTCTTCATACGATTGTAAGATACCGTCTACAAAGTGAATTCTACAAGTGGGCCAATCATCATATTCACCTTTCCATTCTGAAGGATAAACCTCCACATAATCCGTGATTTTATAAGGTTCAACCTTACCGTGTTTTCCTGTAGGCACCCATTCAAAATTCATAAACTTAAGTTTTGGCTCATAACGTGGGTCATTCTCTTCAATAATCTCAAAGGTATGAGTTTCCTTATAGGTCATTACCCACAACTTACCTGCCGGGTCTAACCAATAATGAGACATAGAACCTCCCATATGTCTATCCATATCTTTTGTTTGGCAGGGTTTCTCAGTGAAATGTTCTCCCAAATCATAGGAAGAACGGAAATAATCAAACATACCCATTTTATTTAAACCTCAATAAATTGAATTGAAAATATAAATCTAAATTCATCTGCTTCTATTGATATTGGAGTTGCTTTATGTAAAATCGAACTATCAAATATTACAACTCTGCCAGAAATGTAATCGACTATTATCTCAGATTCTCCCGAATCATTTGAAAAAACAGTTTCTCCACCCCAATTAGTATTCCATCTATTATTTACATAATACAGTAAAGTTTTACCATTTGCATTTGGACTTAAACAATCCACATGATAGTATTGTGTTGAAAAAGGACTTGATGCTATAGACCAACAACTTCTTACATTAAACTTTTCACTTGAAACATGTTGTTCAATAGGAATAAAAGAGTTTGAATTTAAAAAACCAAATTCATTTATATCACTTTCTGTAAAATTTGATTTAAAAAAAGTTTTATTTCTTTGCCAAAGTTCAGTATTACTTGTAGACCCTAATGTATGAGGTTTATTTTGAATATAATATTCAAAATAACTTTTTTCTGATGAAGTAAAAACATCATCGAATATTTCTATAGATTTATTGGATGACGTTTTTATTACTCTATGTCTCATTTTTTGGAAAATTCCTTTTCAAGTTCTCTAGCAATTTTATCATACTCCCAACGCATCATCAAGTTTGTAATGGGGTTCTTGGGGTGAAGTCTTATCATCCAATATACTCTCTCTACATTAATCTTTATCATCTTAAAGACCAACGTAAGATACTCTGCTACGTTTGGGTCTATAATCATCATATATGCTACAACCCCAAATAATAGGAGTATTATGGAATTAAGTGGGGTCATAGTATTATCCTATGGTATGGGGTTATTTATTCTTCATCTTCTTCAAGGTCTATGAGGTCAGACAATCTTTTCATTGTGTCCCAATGCATAGGAACAGTTTCAACTTTTCCAGTCGCAACATCGTGGGACATTTGCAGCAAACTATCAAGAAAATCTTTTGAGTAGATTTCATCCTCTAAACTATCCCAGAAGTATAGAATGCACTGCTCTAATGGGTCATCATTCTTTAGAAGAGCATAACTCTCATAGTTGTTTCCCATCAGGTCTGCCCAGTTCTTAAAGGCATACCAACAGTTATACCACCCCTGAATGAGACAGGAGTGCCAGATATACTCAAACCAAGTCATTTTAACTTTATTGGTTTCTGTTCCTAAAAGAGGTTTTGAAAACATTTTACTTCTTGGGTGGCGATTTAATAATAACGGGACAAGTAGGAACTACTTTCCTCAATTCTAGCACAATTTCCGCTTTTTGTTGAGGAGTGAGGTGTAGCACCGTCTCCATTCTGTTAAGGATTGAATATAATTGCCCACAGTTCAGGAAGGTAACTAAAAGCATATCCATAGTGAATTACCTCCCTTATTTGATTGTTGTTCCTATTTATTACTCAATCCCATCAAATTGACGCAGATACTCTACACAGTCTTTGAATTGCTGCCATTCCTCATCTGAGAAGTTATCAGAGGCATAAGGAATTTCCACAATTGCGGCACAAACCCGATTGACATTTACTCGTATCATCATATCATTTGCCATCGCAGGAGTGGCAAAGGGAATGATAAGCAGTGGGATTAGACTTTTCATAGGTGTTGCTCTAGTGATGCTTTGCTGTTTGCTTTCTTAAGTACTTTGATTTGGGAGTTGATATGTTTTTTAGCAGTCTCTAATGTGTTGGAGACTTGAACCTGCTGACCATTATGAATAATCATAAAACGGTTCCCAAAAGGAACCGCTGCCCACATTCCATCTTTAGTTACATAACCCGAAGGTTCTGTTGGTACTGGTTCTAAGATACCATAATTTTGAATTTCAATCATACGAAGATTTTATACAGAATGAATAGTGCTGCAATAGCAAGTGTAATTGGCCAATATGTGATGGCAAGAGCAAAAACTACCAGAATAGCAATAGCACCAAAACTAAATTCGCTACCACCACCACCAGATGAAGAACTACCTTCATTAACTTGTCTGAGATTAATGATTTGCTCAGCACCATAAATTCGCTGGAGTTGTTCCTTTGCACCGTGAGCAGTATTTGATTGAACCTCAAGGTCCTGATAACCACTAGCAGAACCTAGCCAGCATTTAGCAGTCCAACGTGCCATAATCAGCGATGAGTTGGATTGGCACGAAGAATGCGGGCATTCGGATATTGTGCCTGAGCAACTTGCTTTGCCTCTTGAGGATTACGGGCATAGCATTCAAACATAAAAACTTTACCAGCAACCCAGAGTTCGACTTGATGTTTCATTTGGAAAAGGTCTCCTTTGTGTATGAACTAATTATAGGGTAAGTTGAGAGTTTTGAGAAGAGTGTTGTGCCAGTTTGTCAAGTGTCACATCAGACAGATGACGATGATACCGAAATGAATGATTAATCCATTCAATTTGTTAAAAACCGATTTCATAAGGATTTTGTGGGGAGCAGAGGGCAATAGGGCGTTCGGGGCGAAATCACGAAAAAATCACGTTTTCGCCCCAGTCACCGCAAGGGTTCTCAGTGAGACCCAACCCGTCTCAACGACGGATGGTGCTCACCGCAACGTCCCCCTGCTCAAAGATAATGTCAACAACGTTCTGGATTTTCTTGGCAGCAGAAGCAGTTGACTTGGAAAACACAGGAACAATCACCAGACCGAAAGATTTGGTGTATTGCTCCAGTTGACCAGGAACAATGCTGCCGTTGCGAATACCAGCAGCATCATCAGGGTGAAGACGCAGAGTGCGACCCACAGTCTGACCGATACCGACAATATCCATATCCCGCATAAACACAACTGCCTCAAGAGCAGAAATGTTGATGCCTTCTGCCAGAATGCTGTGGTGAAGAACAATAAATTTCTTCTGAGGGTCACGACCCCAAGCATTCAGAGTGTCGAAGAACACTTCACGGTTCACTTTCTGACCGTCAATAAAACCACCGTGCTTCGCAGTAATGTGCATCACAGAGTAACCCTGTTCCGCAACAACCTGAGCAAAGTCAGTTTGAGACAGCAGACCAATAATGTGCTTGGTTGCCTTCGCACAAATCAGAACCTTATTGACGGGATTTTCTTCCAGAACTTCCAGCAGATTGTCACGGTCACGTTGGGCAATATCATCACCCTTCTTGACCATTTCAAGTTGCTTCGCAACCACCTTAGGGGGAATGATGTAACCACCCTGAACCAGTTCGGGAGCAGGAACCTTAGCAATGATTTGACCATAAACGTCAGTATCATTCATACCAGGCTTACCAACAGTCACCGAATACTTGGGAGTAGCAGTGAAGAAGTAGCAACGTTGTGCCTCCTGACTGAAATACTCCACAGCAGGGAAGAAATGACGTTGAACACTGTTATGTGCCTCATCGAAGTAGATGGTATCCACATCGACTTCTGCCTCTTGTAGACGGTTCAGGGAGTTGTAGGTGGTGAAGATGAGTTTGTGACCTTGAGTATTGCGAACCCAAGTGTAAATCTCATTCAGTTTGGTAGAAGAGAAGTGGTGCGTTTCACCACTATGAACGTGCATCACAGCAGCGTTCGTCACAAACTCCAGATACTCAGCAGAGAGTTGTTCCGCAAGCAGAATGCGGGGAGCAACCACTACAACAGTCTTAGGAGTTTCGGATTGGAAGACACGGAGGGCATCGAAGATACCAACGTTAGTCTTACCACCGCCAGTAGGAAAGACACAAATGCCTTTGCTATACTTGGCGAGAGCGTCAAGTGCTTTCTGCTGGTGGGGACGGAGTTGAATCACGGGTTTCATTTCGTATGAATACATAATAACCCCCTTACGGGGAAACCGCAAGGGGGCTTGTGACAGTTATCAAAGTGTCCTTAGAGTATTTTAGAAGTAACTAGTTCTTATCTTCAACGGAGACAAACCTAGTCTAGCAGTATTCAGGGGGTTGTGTCAAGAGGGGTTTTATGATAGAGTTAAGTCTATTGAAAATCCATTTGCTTGAATTGTCAATATGTTTCCACTTACAGAAAAAGTAATGGACCCATTTCCCGTAGATAAAGATGCTGCAGTCACATCTCCAGTAAAAGTTCCATCATTTGCAGAAACATTTCCAGAAAAAACCCCATCATCTCCAGAAACATTTCCAGTAGCACTTACAGTTCCACTGAATGTTCCATTTCCACCAGATATATTTCCTGCAGTTGATGTAATATCTCCAGTTATATTAATTTCGCTAGGAAGTCTAGAATTATTTAAAGTTCCACTGGAAATATTAGTAGCATCTAAATTAGTAATTCCAGTCCCAATTCCACTAAGATTTCCTGATGCAGTCAAATCTACACAATTAACATTTGTTAATGATGTGATATTATTTGCTGAAAAATTTCCAGATAAAGTAACGTCAGAGGGAAGTCTAGAACTATTTAAAGTTCCACTAGAAATATTATCAGCATTTAATGTATTAATTGTAGAACCATCTCCACTAAATCTAGTTGCGGTTAGAATACCAGCAGAGTTTAATTGTATATTGTTAGTTGCAATTAAAGTTGGGAATGTTGCAATACCAGTAATGCTAATATTTCTAGACGAGATATCTTGTCTTGCTACAATATTTCCAGTGCTTGTAATTCCAACCCCACCACCAGCATTTAGTGGGTTTGTTCCAATTTGCAATCCATATGATGTTGATGGACTTGCAGTAAAAATTCCAACCGTACTATTAAATGTGGCAGAACCTGGAACTAGAATACTTGCAGTATTAAAAGAACCATTAATAGTTACATTTCCAGCGACAGAAAAATTACCACCAACAAAAGAATTTGAAGTAACTGTAGAGGTGCCAACAACATGCAAATTACTTTCAGGATTATCTAGATTAATACCCAACTTTCCATCAGAAGTTAGAGTCATCAAGTTAGTTGATGTTCCTTGTAACCAATAATAATTTCCAGCTCCACCAAAGATATTATTATAATAATTAAAGTTTCCACTATCATAATTAATAATATCTAAAGATTGTTCCGTACTAAATGTAAACCCACCATCAGTATTTCCAAATCTCAATTCTCCATTTCCATCATTTGAAGTTGCACTTCTACCGAAAGTAATTCTAGATGGGAAACTACCATCGCTAGTAAGTCTTAGTGAACTAATGCCAGACCTTCTTATATGTAAATCAGCATTTGTTACATTTGTTCCTACTCCTATAAACCCTTCTGAATGAAGAATATTTGTAATTGTAGCAACACCAATTCTAGAACCGGCAATATTAATTGTAGAAGTTGGAGTTACATCATTTGCGGTTGCTGCTACCCCAATTAAAGTTCCACTAAAGTAATTTTGTGCCGTTACAATTCCACTGATGTTTAAATTTGCTGGAAGTCTAGAATTATTTAAAATTCCTAGACTTATATTTGAAGCATCAATTGAAGTAATTAATGAACCAATTCCAGTAAAGTTACTTGAGGTAATAATACCAGTTGCAAAAATATCACCTAGACTATTGATACCAACTCCTCTTTGGAAAGAACCTGGACTATTATTTCCACCAACTTGTAAAACAAATCTTGGATCTATGGTTCCGATACCAACGAAACCTTGAGCATAAACACTGGTAAAACCTAAACCAACATCAACATCTAACCACTGAGAAGTTGGTAAGTTTAATAATCTCCCTCCATCACCGTAATAAGTAACCACACCAGTTGTTGCCGTAATAATCCCAGAAGTGATTGTAGTAATTCCTACAGCAATAAAATTTTGAGATTTTAAATTTGCAACGGTTGAAATTCCAGTTATATTTAAATTCTCAGATTCTATTTGTTTTGATAAAACGGCATCTGATACCTTTGCATTACCATAAACATCAAGAACCTCTGAAGGAACAGAGGTTCCGATGCCAACTAGACCATTTGGATTTACAATAAAATTATCATCATCAACTTGAACACCATTTCTAAGGTTAAATGACTTTCTAATATTTGCCATTTTTTCTGCGATTTATAACTATTTAGATGATGCGGATAATGTAGTTGAGTGCTCTGTAAGGTGGTAAGTTTTCATGTGCTTCACTACCACCATTTGGATCTATAATTAATCCATGATTGTGAGACCCATCATCATTAATAGTATGAATATGTGCTCCATTAGGTTGAATAGTGTGACTGTGGCTTGCTTCTGCTGTAATTGGGTGAGTGTGAGCAGGAGCTTGATTTATTGGGTGGTCATGATTTCCAACTGGATTAATTGGGTGAGTATGAGCACCACTTTGACCAGTATTTGCACCTCCTGAAGGACTATTAGCAACCTGAGCATTTGCTTGTCCTGTAGGAGCTCCTCTGAATGTAGTATCGACTCTCCAAGTATATCCATGAGAATGTTGACCCACAGGACCAACTTGACCTCCGTGGTTATGGCTTCCCCCACCTCCAGTTGTTCCACCATGCCCATGAACTCCACCGGGTTGAGTTGCTCCACCATGACTATGCCCACCATTCTCTTCTGCGTTATGGAAGTGTGTTCCATTAGGATTAGCTCCACCATGATTATGCGTACCAGCTAAATCCATCGTATAAGTATGACTATGTGATGGAATTTGTGCTATCTGTAAAGTAACAGTTGCGGCACCACCAGTAGAATTAATACCACTTAATGGGTATGATGGACTAGAACCAACAATAAATCTACTTCTTAAATCTGGGAGATTAAATGTAGTTGAACCATCACCTCTACCATAAGTTTCTCCGATCAGATTAAACAAAGAGGAGTATTGGGTTCTACTTATTGCAGCACCGTTACAAATTCTCCAATCTCCTCCTGCTGGAGTGGAACCAGAAGGCCATAGCATAATACTTCCAACAGGGGAAATATTTGGAACCTCAAGGAAGTCTGCGGAAAGAGTTCCAGAAACATCTAAATCTCCAGTAACTGATGCATTAGTGCTGATTGCAACAGTATTTCCTGTGGTCGCTGCTAATGTAAGATTTCCAGTAACTGAACGAATAGTTCTATCTTCAGCATCAGTTGTTCCTGTTGCAATTCCAATCTCACCAACCCAAGATTCACTAAATGGTCTAGAAGCAGAACCTAAGTAAGCACCTTCATCAGCATCTGGAACAATACCAGTATTTACGGTAACTTCTCCAGAAAGAATTGTGTTTCCAGATACTGTTAGTGAATCTCCAACAAGCAAATCTCCAGTAATAGAAGCAGGAGTATCGGGATTTGTAATCTTAAAGACTGAATCTGCTCCAAGAGTTAGATTTCCTTTAATTCTAACTTCTTTATTGAATGTTACAGGACCATCAAATTGAGAAAGTAAAGTTCCTGAAGAACCACCTTCAACTAGAAGTTTTTGTTTGATTGTAACTTCATCAAATACTGCAGTAAGTGCAGATACATTTTGTCCCGTTACAGTTGGTTTTGGAATATCAAAGGAAATGATTTCTCCACTAGATGAAAGAGTTTTGGTATTTCCAGCAAATACATCACCATTATTGTTGATTCCATTATAAACAACAACACCACAAGTCCTTTCTTGTGCCTGTACTAAGAATGATTCTCTATCTGTGAGAGTTTTAACTTGAATTTGGGGAAGTGCTGTAGAATAGTTTCCTGGTCCATATCCAAGATATTCAAATGTATGACCTGAAGCACGAAGAATAGAAGGTCTTCTGAATTCAACAGGAATTGGTTTAATCTTACGAATGAGTGAATTTACTAAGTGTGTTTCTGGGCGAGTTCCGAGAACACCACGAATAACTGAGATTGAGGAATCATTAGAGTTACTAGTAACTCTCATAATCTCGTTATCAATCTGAACATAAGAACCTAGTGGAATTCTTCTTGAAGTTGAAATTCCTACTAGAGAACTAATCGAGAAACTATTTAAGGTTTCGTTAGTAATTGCAGTATTCAATCTGAATACTTCATTATCATAAACGGTAGCATTTCTAATACCAAAGTTTTCTTCTGTAATGTCAGATACTGCTTCGTTTGAGGATAATCCGTGCTTGAAGATATATCCATTTGTTGCAGTAATTGAAAGTCCAGTATATGCAGTAAATTGAGTTACGCTATTTACATTTTGTACTAGATAATCTCCACGATTATTATTTGAAGAATCTACAATTCTAAACCTATTTCCAGCAAGCAATCCATGAGATGAGGAACAATTGACCGTAAGAACTCCAGTTGTTGTATTATAACTTGTTGAAGTAATTGTTATGGCAGGTCCAACTACAAATGCATATTGGGAATTTGTAATCGTTGTGTCTCCAGCAGTTTTTGCGATTGCAACTGCTGTAGAAGAACTTACACTAGTAATTCGATGATATGTATCTGGAGTTGTTCCTGAACCAGTAAATTGGACAACATCACCAACGTTAGTTGAAATTCCTGCAGTTGTAATTGATAATGAAGCACCAGTACCTGGACCAATTACGGTGTCAAAATACAAAGTTCCTGTTGAATATCCAGAACCGGAAGAAGTTATAGTTGCAGAAGTTACTGCACCTCCAGATACAACTACTGTTGCTGTTGCACCTCTCCAATCGGAAAGTCCTACATTATTGAATAATCTTACATTATAGTAAGTTCCATTAGAATAACCACTTCCACCAGTTACAGTTCCACTTACCACACCTGAGAGTCCATGTCTTCTATCAAATGTAATAGTTGCCGAAGAAGTAGATGAAGATACTGTAGAAATCTTAAGAGCACTTCCTGATGCTCTCATGAACTTATCAACAGTCTCTCTAGTAATGCTACTCTTAAGGTCGTTAGTAACTACATCACCAATTGGAGCACGTTTTGCAAATGTTGCTGCTGATGGCGGATTATCATTTACATTATCTCTATCAAGTTGTGGATACAAATCAACAGGACTTTGACTGTATTCGATATTTGTAAACTCTACAGGAACGGCATTACTTGCGTTTAGAGCATAAACATGATAAATTCCATCCTGAGTTCCTTGAATATATTCGGAAATGACTTCACTTCTATAAATGTAGATGTTTGATTGATTGTCATTTCTTTCAAATCTACCAAGACTAGAAACCGTTCTAGTGCTTGTATTATTAATACAGTTTCCAACATTATGTGATATTCCATTTACATCAATAATGGAATATCTAAATGACATATCATCAGGAACAGCAGTTACTTCAAATGTTCCGTTATAACCAAGATTGTCTAGACCAATTGTATTTGTGGTACTTTGTACATTCTTGACAATAATTGTTTCGCCAACTTGAAGATTATGAGGTCTTTCTGCAATTACGGTAACAACATTTGCGGCAACAGTACAAGTACTGATAAATCTTGGATTTCTTTGATAATCGAAATCGCTTGCACTAATTGTTGTTAGTGAGAAATCTGCATCACTTCTAGCTCCTGTTGAACTAGATTCTTGAATAACAAATCCAGGCTCAGGGTTCTTAGAGTTTGTTGCTTCTTTTGGAATTACTACTCTTAACTTATAAATTTTCTCGTCGAGACTTCTTTCATCATTTACTCTCTTCACATATGCCAGGTCTGTAGATTCTCCAAGAGTTGCAACACCTCCAAGAGAACTTAGGGCATTATAAATTGCATTTCCACCCTGAACTGTAATATACCAGTTTCCTACAGTTGAGTTGTATTGAATTGGGGAACCAATTTCTCCAGATTCTTTATCTGATACTCTACTTGCAATTCTTAATTGTTGTCCGCCATAGACAGTAATTTCATCACCGACTTGTGAATTTCTTCTTGAAGATGCTAGTTTTACTTGTGTAGAACTATGTCTGATTGCATAATAAATCGTGTTTGGATTAATATTTTCTGGAAGGTCTCCAATATCACTTGTGATGATTACTTTTTCTCCAGTTTGAATTGTATGAGAACCAATCGTAAAAATATTAGAACTTGGAGAACCAGAAACAGTATATGATTTAGAGGATGATGTTGCAATATCATCCATTAAAATTCTTGCACCATACTCAGTTCCATCCAAGTTTACATATAATATGTCATTAGAACGAGCACCAATCTTAAATCCCTGTGCTACTGAAGCAGGAGCAACAGATGTTTCGGCATTAAATCCAAACAGATATAAATGACTGCTGATACCTACTGATGTAGTCAGTCCAACGTCAATTGGCAACCAATCAATATCTTCTTGTACATTTGTATTAACTGCTCTTGGAGGAATGATAGAAGTTACATATGCCTTATCATCCTTTTCAAATGCTTCCTTTCTGAAACCAGAAGAGTTTAGAGCAATCTGACCAAAGTTTGAGTTTGAGTTTGTGATACTGAAGTCTCCTCCAGTTTCGGCATCAAAGTGCTTATTGAAACCGATTGCGAATACGGAAACAACCTGAATGAATGCATCATTTGAAATCTTAATGTGGCTTGTTTCCCAACCTCTTCTGTAAATTGCTTCTGGGTCTAGGTGATAAATTCTAGATGCATCAGTTTGTGAAGCACCTGATGGAAGTGCAGAACCATAAACAGTAGTGATTGGAACTCCGTTATAAGTTCTTGTTGGTTTGTCATACTTAACAAATGCTCTATCGTCTTTCTGGAGGGATACGCCAGTAAACTGAGCAACAATCATACTCTTAAATCCTGATGCCTTTGAACCGTCTGCGTGCATCCCATTCATACCCCAGACGGAGCGGAGAGAGCAGTTAAAGACGTAAGGAGATGCACCAGTTACTGTATCGGTCTCTACGATAACTGTGGCACCAGAGACGCTAGGATTGGCGTTTAGATTGATTGGGAAGGATGGAAGTAAATATGTGAAAGTTGTATCATCAATAACTTCCTGTACTTTTGTTGAGATGTTATAATTGGTCGTTGCAACTCCACGAATTTTGATGGGAGTTCCTACGTTCAAGTTATGTTCTCTAGAAGTAGTTACAGTAATTCTAGATGTTGCTGTTGAACCATTACCAGAAATGATATCTGCAATATCAATAGGGTCTGATGCAAATGCTCCAACAATTTCCCATTCAGGTGCTCTCTTGGCAAATCCATCAGGATTTTCTGGGAACTTATCTACAATTTCTCTATAAACATTAAATGCATTAGACAACTTGCTATAATACATATCAAGGTCTGTGAGACCATAATTTTCAATATCATTTACACCATCAGCATACTCAAAGCAAGTTAGTTTATGGTGACTGAATACTGGAGTTGATTGATATTCTGAACCGAAAAGATTTGGATTAGTGTATACTAGTCCATTATCATCTCCATCAAAGAATGAAAACTGCCAGAAGTAGCAAGTACCAGTAAGTCTGAAAATTGCAGACTTATTTACATTTGGGTCAGTTGGATTAGGGACATACTTTGGTCTAATTTTTGTCTTTCTTAAATCTAGACCAACAAGTGAAATACCTCTAGGTACAACTACACCACCATAATAACTATTGAACTTATAAAGAATATTATCTTCTTGTGTTAAGTCAAAGTTAGAATCTAGTGTAAGTGATAATGTTGAAACTGCTGGTGTTCCTACGCCACCAGTTCTAGGAACTGCATAGGCAACACCAGAGTTATCATAAATTGCCCATCCTGGACGGTTATCTACTACGTGCTCTCCTGGAAATAGGAGAATAGTAGTTTTTTCAATAATATCGTTATTATTTCCTCTTACATATGAGAATCTTGCTGCTTCAATAATTGCCCTTTGAATTGTTTTAAATGGGCGAGCAAGAGAATTGCCTTGATTATCAATAGAATCTGATGCGTCAAGGTCGCTAGGATTAACATAAAGAATACGTCCTTCAGTATTCTTTATAAAATTATCTAACTTATTTAAAGGCATTTTATGACTTCTTTATGATTTGTCTTGTTTTATTTATCAGACAAATTCTTCGTCATCCTGAGGCATATCTTCTGGATTTTCTAGATCTACAGGAAATAAGCAAGGGTGTATTTCTTCATCTATAAGATAGAATGATTTTTGGTATAAGTCTTCTGGTTCCCATCTTCTCTGCAAGTCTGCCTTTCCAATAATTTCCAAATCTGTACTAGATTCTTTTGGAAGTTCATCAAAAGTAAAAGGAATATGATTTATAAAATACATTCTCACAATCATACTGCCACGATTATACCAACAGTATGCCTGGGTGATTTTGTATTTCATAAGATTTTTTCTTATATTTATTATGCTGGTGGAGGGATTTGAACCCACACTGTACCGATTTTGAGTCGGTTGCCTCCTGCCAATTGCGCTACACCAGCGTTGAAGGTATTGTAAGAGACTTGAGTTTGTTTGTCAAGTCTCTACTAGATTATTTGTTCTTATAAGTTGCCGGATGATACTTTAGATACTCAAAGAAAGTAAGTTTCATTTCTTTTTGTGTCATTCCACAGTGCTTTGCTGCTGCTGGAAGTGTCATCGTGCAAGAAAAGAGAGCTTCGTTCGCCTCTTTTACATTTTCTGGAGTTGTCTTCACTGGAGGTTCATAAAGCATATTGTAGTTGATTTTATATGGGTTCATAGTGTATCAGGTGTACTTAAATTTGTCAAGGCATCATCAGACATTTCTTTTGCAGTCTTGATTGGTGCATTTTTAACAATATCAAACTTAGTTCCAGAAATTACACCACCTTCGGCAGTAATTCTTTCTACCTCCTTCTTTACAATTTCTGATATTGCTTCTTTACATCTAGTGTAGACAATATCTTCAATATGCTTTTGTGGGTCTACAACTTTCCAACGAAGTGCTTTATCTTGTGCTGGTGTAAGAGTAATTGTGTATTCCATAATGTTTTTCAGGGTTTTGTGTATTTATCCTATAAGAAATCCCCAAAATTGAGACTCTTGTGTTGAAATACTGTATGATGCATCGGAATTAGAATAGACAAATACTTGGACATAATCATTAGCAGACAATGAAATTATCCCAGTAATATTTAAAGTTACATAGTTACCAGTAGTATTAACTACATTAAAAATAGAATGTCCAAATGTTGCAGAACTTGTAGTTCCATTGACTCCAAAATATAATCTAAAGTACTCTGCAGCAACTGTCATATTTAATCCGTTTATTCTTGTATTAGATCCAAATAAGTAATTTCCTAAAATTGGAGCAGTAAATCCCTCAAGTGTCGTATTATAATTTCCACCAACATTAATAATTGAGGTATTAAAATCAACTAAAGAATTACCAGTAACGGTTATTGATTGAGTTGCACTACCACGACTTTGAAACAAAGGTTTACTTGGCATTAAAACTCTTCCGCCAGAATCTATGGTAAATGCAGTAGAACCTGTACTACTTGCAATAGTATTTACATTAATTAAATCTACATTTAAGACGCTCATATTATTCCTCTAACTCTCTTTCTGCTGCACTTTTGATGGTTGCTGCCATTACAATATCTTCTTTAGTTCCAAAAAGTTCTCCATTCTCTTCATCAATTCTATCGACTTCCATTTCAACGATTTCATCAATTGCGATTCTACACTGATTAAAAACAGCGTTTTCTATCCATTCTTGTGGGTCATAAGCAATATGAGAAAGTGCTTTGTTTTGAACTTCTGATAGTGTAACTGTGTATTCCATAATGTTTTTCAGCGTTTTGTGTATTTATCCTACTAGATATCCAAAAAAATGAGCGTGTCCTCCAAGTAAATAATAATAATAAGTGCCTGCAATATTAATATTAAGAAAAGGCTCTATGTAATCATTTACATTTAATTCCAATAATGTAGAAAGATTTCTATCATTTTGACTTGCATTTATTCTTCTAGAAAATCCAAATGCATTTGATGTTGTGCCATTTTTACCAAGAGTTAAAGTTGCATAATTTGGGTCAGCTACATTAAAAGTAAGATAGCTGAGATAAAAATAATATGTTCCTGAAACTGGAGCAGTAAAACGAAAATTAATGGCATCATAATTATTTCCAGAATCAAAATATTTCGTATTAAATGGTAATTTTGTAGATGTAGTTATAGCAGTTTCAGTTACTGTTCCTGTTGCATGAAATGATGGTCTATTTGGTGTTAAAATTCTTCCACTAGAATCTATGGTAAGAGCAGCAGTTCCAGTTGAATGTTGTATTTGATCGACTCTTAAGATACTCATAATTTTTCTGGTTTGGGATATTTATTTTTTACTTTATCTATTTCCGTTTTCCAACCTTCAATACCTTGATGGTATATCATATCTAGTTGGTCTTCGATGGGTGGGTACTCATCTTTACGAAGTCTTTGATACTCAAGGTTATCATATTCTTTTTGAAGTCTTTTTACTTCTTCCTCGACTTCTTCTTTTGAAGGAATATCTTTACCTTCAGGAATATTAACGAAGTTTATACTCTCATAAGAATCATTAGAAATTACAAATTCCAAATCGGGAACTAATGAATGTAAAGCATCTGAAACTGTTTTTTTCATGCTAAAATCTCCATAGCTACAATACTTGAAAGAGACCTCATATCTAAACTATTTCTATCATTTATTCTGATTGTATAGATTACACCATTCCAACTAGAACAAGCAGTTGCTGCATATGTTGTAGTGGCAGTAGTATTTGGAGAATCTAGATATTGGTAGGTAGTTGCCATACACCAACCAGAATCTGTTCCTGCAGCAGCACCTTCAAAATTAGTCGAAATTGCATTAGCACTATTTGTATTATTATTTCCACCAATATTTACGCCATTTCTAGCAAATCCAAAACTAGATACATACCAACCATTATGAACTATATGTGCTAAAAGTAATATTTTACTACTTGCCCTTGTCGGTGTAATTGCAACAGAGCAGTTTGGAATTACTGAATTATCTTGTGTTGCTATCGTTGCAGTATTAGAACCCATATCAGAATAAACAACCTGAATAATGCTTCCGACATTATTCAACAAAGGTTGTCCAGTTAAATTTTTAATTGAACCCACATTTAATGTACTCATAATTCTCTAAACAATCGTCCAAGTTGCACCAGACTGTACTGTGACAGTTATGCCTGTATTTATTGTAATTGGTCCAACACTCATTTCATTATATGTGGGGGAGACCGTATAATTCGTAGATATTGTTGGAACATTCCGAACAAATGGAGAACCAGTTAAAGTAACTTGATTAACAGAAGTCAAAGAAGATACCGTAACATTATCTACTGAGGTTAATACTACACTTCCAGTTCTTCCATAAAACGCAGTTACTCCACCTGAACCTCCACCTCCAGTACCATTTGCACCAGCAAATCCAATATGTCTGACTTGAATTACTGAACCATTTCCAGGAGGACTTACAAATCCGATTACATTTCCAGATACAGAATAAGAACGAATTTCTGAAGAGTCTGAGGGATACTGAACTACACCATCAATTGTTACTAAAACATTTTCATTTAGATTGACTGTTTTTGATAGTGTAAATGCAGATGTACCACCATCACCAGTAAATGTGTCAATAGTATTATCAGAAATGTCAAATGTTGGGAAGTTATTTGCATATACAACACCCCAAAATATATCAGAAGATACTGGTGCTTCTGAAAGAACAATCGTTGCATCGGAATCAAGACCAAATCCAGATGTAGGTGCCGAAACATCAGAAGGTTTTTGAATTACACCATTTATTGATATGCTAAGTTGTGCTGCCCTTGTAACTAAAACTCTAGTTCCACCATCATAAGTTGCTCTAAATCTGGTATTATAACCATCAAAGGCAACGGTTAATGTATGAGATGTTCCAGAACCTAGTGATGTAATTGTGACTGCAGTACCTGTAATGACATTTGCAGGAGAAGATGCTAATTTGATTGTATTTTGGTCTACTTTAATGATATAGTAAGTATTTCCAGAAGTTAAACCACCAATCGTTGAACCACCGCCATGAGTGTAAGTTACTTGTTGACCACTAAGAAATCGGTGATTTGAAAGCGTAAGAGTATTATTTGCAACAGAAACTATTGATGCACTAGACCCATCAAAAATTCTTGTATGACTTGTAATGTCATCTAATATCTTAAAACTATTATTTTCACCTGATACAGGTTGGTTTCCAAGATATGGCATTTTGTTGTTTTTTGATTATTTATAGATGTGTTTATAATTCTGCAGAAGCATCCCAAGTCCAACCAACAGCCCTATATCTTCCTGCTGCTGTTGTTGTTACTCTTGCAATAATTCCAGTAGTATTATTTCCAGGAAAACCGACAGCATCTAAATTAGTTATTTCCAAGTTGGAGCAATTAGTATATACAATTGAAGTTACGTCTAATGATAATGTTGGACTGGTTCTCATAGGAACTGGAAATGTATAATGACCCATAGCCATTAAACCTAATGCTCCACTCGTATCATAAAATTGATATGAAATCCAACTTGCAACTCCAGCAGGTTTGTAATAATATCTATGACATAATGCTAATTCAGTTCCATAAGGTCTTCTTTCAAAAGGTGTTGCTACTGGTCCTATTTCTAATTGAACTCCAGTTAGGAAGAAATCATTATTTACATTATCCATTACGTTGACTTGGTTTGAGGTTGCTAAAAAATTACCAACTTGCCAAGAACCTGGAGTTGTTTGAAATGTTGTTCCTGAAGTAAGAGTAAAAATAACATCCAGTCCACGACCATTAGTCCAATCCCAAGTGCCTCCAGTAATAAGACCACCTACTACCGTAACAGTCTTAAATTCCCAAGTGTTTGCGGTGGATACTGTATACTCTAAGACATAACTTCTATCAATACCAGAATTTCTAAAAGAAACACAATGAACTCCAGTTTTAGATGATTTAACCCAAAAAGATAACGTAAATGTTTGTCCTATAAGGTCTCTAACATTATAACCTTCTATACTCTGCTGTATGAGGGCATAATCTCCAGCAGCAATAGAAGTATCAACTGTAGTTACATCTACTCTTAAAGAATTTTGAAAAGTATTATTGGGAACATCGGTACTTTGAGTTATGGTCACAACCATAACACCAGTTTCAGACCATCTAAATCTATCAAGAGTATAGTCATTAGCAGCAGCGGGAAAAGAAGTTCCCCTCTGAGAAATTTCCATTGCCGCATTAATTATTTTATTTCTGCTGCTAAAGGGTCCTACATCCAGTCCAGACGCTTCAATTTTAGTAAAAGACATTAGACTTTTATATCTTTTGAGTATTTATAGACCAAACCTACCTCTTGTAGCATTATAATTTCTTGCTATTTCCGTAGCACTTAGTTCCCTTAGATACAAAAGAACCATAGATATTCTCCCATAAAAGCTTTCAGTAAAAGTGTTAACATCGTCTACTGCACCAACTGCCAGTACTCCTGTAGATGTATAACCACCAAATGCAGTAGTATTAGAAGCTCTTAAAGTATCATTTATGTAAATTTTTAATCCACTTGCAGAACCAGTCATAGTTACAAATTGCCAATTGCCAGAAGTGATTAATCCCGTTGGAGTTATTAATGTATTCGTACCACCTATATCATTAATACTTACACTTCCCGATCCATTAATTCTATACCTATATCCTGCATTTCCACCTTTTGATAAAATATTCATAGGATTTCCGCTTATATTTGTTAATGCTGTAGGTTTTACCCAAGCAGAAACTGTAATAGATGGATTATTTTGTCTGGCATTTTGATGTGTAAAGGATATTAAATCATTAGACCCATCAAAAACAATACAACCACCTGCTTCACTATTGAATGTAGGACCATTTGTCAAAGTTCCTGAAGTTGAATATGGACTCAAATCAAACCAATTCAACCCACTTCCAGGATATGAATTTGTCTTAGAAGCATCTAGATGTAAATTGAGACCATCAACAACAATAGGAATCATTCCATAGACTAAATCTAACCATTCTGTGCCATCATACCACTCGGTTAAATTTAACTCCGTATTATATCTTATCATTCCTGCTGATGGATTTACTGGTCTCTGTGCTACAGTTCCTTTTGGAAGTTCCAAGAATCCAGTATCGTTGATAATCGTATTGTCAAAATTTGCCATTTTTCAGTACCTTATTCTAAAAAATTCTCCAGGTATAACAGATATAACTGAATCACTTGGTTTTCTCCAACCAACTTGAATTGCATCTCCACCAGCACCTTCTTCCATTCTTGCTCTAAATGTGTAAAAATTTCCTGCAACTAAATCAATAGTTCCAGAAAATTGGGTAATACCAGCAACAGGATTAGCAGTTGTCCCACCAGTCCAAGAAGTTGTAGTTCCATGACCACCATAAAAATTAGCAACATTTGTTCCATTTACAAAAACATCTATAGCATCATCTCCAACACATCCAAACGTATAAGTTCCAGTTTCTGGAGCATAGATAAATCCTTGAGCTTGCCAAGAATATCCGTCCGCAGGAGCATAAACAGGTTTAGGTCCTACAACTCCATCAGCACCTGTTTGTCCTGCGTCTCCCCAATTAATCGGTCCATAATGAATTCCAAAATTTCCAAGATATACTGTTGCAGAATTATTGAAAAATCCATTCATAGCAGTTTCATTAGCAGGATGACCATTTGCAGTAAAATAATCAGTAGTTACATATAACGTATAATATAATCCTATTTCCTCCCTCCCTGCTTTCCATGCGGTCCCATCATAAGTTTCTACTGTAGGTATGTCTATGTTTGCTCTTGTCATTCCTTGTGAAGGAGTAGGACGTTGTGCTGTAGTTCCAGAAGGAAGTTGTATAAATCCAGTATCATTAACTGTAATGCTAGTTAATATTGCCATTATGGTAAAGAAAATCTTTTTCTGAGTGCTTGATAATTTCTTCTCACTTGGTCCTGATATAAGAATAAATTTGGTTGTGCGTTTTTATAAAAGTAAACGGCAGCAATTCTTCCAGAGAAATATTGATTTGTTCCACCAGCATCCCATCTTTTTCCAATATAAACTTCTGCGGCAGTTCCGGCAACCCAACGTCCAGCACTACTTGCTATAGTTGTTGTTTCAGTTCTTACTCCATTCACATACATATAAACTGAAACTCCATTATGAACTCCCACAATTTGGTTCCAAGTATTAAGAACTAATGGAATTTTTGAGAATACTAAGTTTCCAGTCCAAGTTGTTCCATCATAATACCCCCAGGTTGGAATTAATCCACCAACTGTAATTCCCTGACCATTAGTTAAAAGCATCGCAAAATTAACTTGGTTTCCTGCCCCAGTAAATTGTTCAGTAATAATATATCCTATTTGACTAGAACTGGTTGGATAAACCCATGCTTCTACTGTTAATCTGCTTCTAGCTACAGTATTGAAAAGAGTATTTGCCGATAAAACCGCATATTGATTAGTTCCATTAAATTCAAAGTAACCTCCATTATCAGATGAATATGTTGGGGAATTTACAAGCGTAGCATCACCACCAGTACCATACAAAGTGCTCCAAGTTGTTCCAGTTCCTGGATATGATGCTGGTTCTCCAGCATCTAAACACAAACCAATTCCACTAGTTTCGATGTGAGGAGAATAAATCCAATTACTTCCATTCCAAGTTTCTATTGTATTAAATGATGTATTGTGACGTACCATCCCATATGCCGGAGATGCTGGTCTTTCTGCCGTTGTTCCTGAAGGTAATTTTAAAGCATCTGTTCCAGTTATATTAGTATCTTCAAGAATTGCCATTTTTCAAGTCCTCAATTTCTTGCTTAAGTTCTTTAATTGCTTCAACTAGATAAGCAACAATTCTTGTGTAGTTTACTCCACAAACTTCTCCATTCTCATCTTTCGACACAACATTTGGAAGTATTTCATTTATATATTCGGCAACAAATCCCGCTTCATTCTGATGAGTATCATCTTTTCTATCATAAGTAACTCCAGAAATTTGACAAACTAAATCTAGAGCATTTTCAATTGGATTGATATTTTTCTTAAATCTTAAACTAGAAGTTTCTGTTATTGTTCCATTAACATGAAGTTCTGAAACTGGATTTGTTGTTTCAATACCAACTCTTCTATTTGAAGTATCGAGATATAATAATCCAGATTCATAATTAAACGGGTCTGAAAGTTTAACACCAGTTATAGTTCTATCTCCAGGAACTCCTACGGTTACTTCAGAACTTAAAACATAACCAAAAAAAGTATCAGTTGCTAAAGGTGGAGATGAAAAAGTTATTTCACTACTTATAACTGTATATGAAATACTTGGTTCTTGTATAACACCAGATAGAGAAACAATTAATCCATATGCATTTCCTGGATTAAATGGTCTTCCACCTACAGATAAATTAAAGGTCGCAGTAGTCCCATTAAACTGAGATGAAATATCATCCAATTTAACATTACTACCGTAGATTAATTGACGACCTATGAGTGGCATATCAGTTTTTTAGGTATTTATTGTGTTAAAGTTCTGCTGAAGCAAAAACTCTTTGTCCATATAACATTAAACCATCAGATGCAGCATCATTAGTTGTTGGAGTAATTTGACTCCAAATATAATTGATTTGAGAAGGTTCAGTTGGTATTGGTCTTCCTTCCCAAGAAATTCCACTTATAGTGTCCCATCTTACAGATGGTTTATGAATAATATTAGAAGGACTTACTGTTAATGTAGTAATATTTGGATTTATTCTCATGGGAGCTGCTAGTGGATATAATCCTTGATAATTATTTACAGAACTTGTGCTTCTCAAATAAATGGCACCATTATTTGCACCATTACTTCCTATTTCTTGATAATATCTTTGACACAAAAGTAATTCGTGTCCATAAGGTCTTCTTTCAAAGGGAGTTGGTTCTTGTCCTATTTCTAATTGAACTCCAGTTAAGAAGAAATCATTATTTACATTATCCATTACGTTCACTTGGTTTGATGTACACTGAAAGTCTCCAACTTGCCAAGAACCTGCTGTTGTTTGAAATGTTGTTCCACCTTTAAGACTGAATACTACATTCAAACCAGCTCCATTGGTCCAATCCCAAGTGCCTCCAGTAATAAGACCACCTACTACCGTAACAGTCTTAAATTCCCAAGTGTTTGCGGTGGATACTGTATATTGTAAAACGTAACTTCTATTAAGACCACTATTAATAAAAGAAACACAATGAACTCCAGTCTTAGAAGATTTAACCCAAAAAGATAACGTAAATGTTTGTCCTATAAGGTCTCTAACATTATAACCTTCTATTCTTTGATTTATTATTGCAAAATCTCCAGCAGCAGTTGAAGTATCTGCAGTGGTTACATCTACTCTTAAAGAATTTTGAAAAGTATTATTAGGAACATCGGTACTTTGACTTATAGTAACTGCCATAGTACCACTTGCAAACCATGCAAACCTATCAAGAGTATATGTACCATTTACAGGAGAAACAAAAGAAGTTCCTCTCTGAGAAATTTCCATTGCTGGATTAATTATTTTATTTCTGCTGCTAAATGGTCCACTATCAAAAGCAAGACTACTATTAGTAACTTTAGTACGTGTCATAAGACTTTATGGTTTTATTGGCCAAGATGGAGTTACTGCAATCACATCATCTACACTAGTACATAAATTAATCTCTGAAACTGCTCTATCAGACTCAGTTCTTACATCTGCACGATATGTAGACCATTCTGTTGGAATGGCAGTTCCACCTTCTGCTGCACGAACAACCATCCAATCACTAGTAGTTAACAACTGATATGCTTCTTGCTTTACTTCCGATATTCTTGTAGTCTTTGCAGATTCTAAAGTCTCATAACCAGGAGGAACATAAGGATTTGGAGTATTGCCAGCATCTAACCATTCCTGATATTGTCTCCATTCTGGAGTTCCATTATTTTCTGGAGGTAGGAACATCATTATACCATTTTCAAGTTCCAATTTAATTCCATTATTTTGTGTTAGTGTATATGTCATAATCTTTATGTTTTTTGAATATTTATTGTAATCCTAAAAGTTCTTTAAGTTCTTCTACTGTAAGACCAGCAGCCTCAAGTTTTTGTTGAGGTGTTAATGGTTCTGGTTTTGGCATTTCGATTAGTTCCCAACCATCATTCCAAATAACCCCATAACCTTCTGGTGCTTGAGGAGGTTTTTCTCTAGTTGCATCTTGAGGTTCATTAAATGGGTCTTCATTTATAATTTCTAAACCAGTTAAAATGTTATAATAAATTCCTGCTTTACTTTCAATAATACTCCAATCATCATTTTGCCATATTAATGCAAAACCCTCTTCAACTTCTGGTGGGAAGGTTTTAGTTCCATTTTCTGGTTTTTCAAAAGGATTGTTCCATTCAAATTGTTCTTGGGTATTTGTATCGAAATAAGTTCCAGAATGATTGGTAATAATTTCCCATCCATTTTCAGTAAACACTTGTATTTCATAGTCCTCACAATTAGCAGGTTCTATATCAGTTGCATGGGCAGGAATTAAGAAAACTCCAGGTTCTAAGGGAGATTCGTCAGCATCAGTACAAGAAATAAAATATTTGTAATATGGGTGGTAATTATAAATTTTCATAATTTTAAAACTTTATACAAGCTAAAAGAGCAATATTGCGAGGTCTAGCCGTGCTGCTATTAGAAACTGAAGGTGCAGACGTTGTTTCATTTGATGCACCGGATGATGTACCTCCTCCCCCTCCAGATTCAGTGAATGCTATTCTTGCAGCACCAGTACCAAAAGCATTATTTGTGTGAATAATTCTAGCGACAGGATTAACAACCCCGCTTCCATGAACTGGATTTCCAGCACCATCTGACCATCCATATGTAGACCCACTATCCCATCCAATAGGAAGTTGGTGAGCGTGGTTTGGAATGGTATGAGTATGTGCCATAGTATGAGTATGGCTTGGTAAAAATCCATCCTGAAAGGTTCCAAACGTTCTACCACTATCAATTCCACGTCCATCATCCCAACTTCGTATAAATTCTCCTCTCAAATCGGGAAGATTGAAAGTAGTAGAACCATCACCAAAACCAAATGTAACTCCTATAGCAGAAAATAAAGATGAATATGTGGACCTTGAAATTGCAGCACCATTTGCTTTTAAATATCCTGAAGGTGCAGTAGAGCCACAGTGGAAGACAATAGTTCCTGGTGGAGTATTTACAGTTGCACTAGTAATAATACCAGCAACTGCCGGTGCTAAAACTGGTGCAATACTGTCAATATCGAGAATATTTTCAGTTACTCTGGTAAGTGTCATCAGGTAATCTCCATAATAGTTATGGCAGCATCAACACTATTTGTTGTATCGCTAACAACATTAATTACATCTGTTGCTTCCAATACAATCTTATTTCCACTCATAAATTCTAGAGATGAACCATAAGGAATTGGTGCATTCTTCAGTAAGCTTATATCATCTAAAGAAACTCTTGAAATTGATATTCCTACATTTACATTAGAACTAGAAATATTAGCAAGAGTAATACCAATAACAACTGTTGTTGTTGCTGCCGGAACTGTATAGACAGCGGTTGTAACAATACCGATATTTGCTTTTGTTCTTAATTTAAAAGTATTTGCCATTTATATCATCCTAATGCGATTGCAAATGCTATTGCGTCATCAATAACACTAACACCATTAATTTGAACATCTGTCAAACTATTTATATCTCCCGAAACAGTCATATCTCCTGTTGATGGATTAAATGTCAGTTTTGTGGAAGAAACATTTACTGATGTGACTGTTCCAGAAACTGCTTCATCAAATAAAATATATCTTGTTGCGTTGGTAGAAGTATCGTTTACAACCGTAAATCCACCATTATTATTTCCCTGAAGACCTTGAGAACCTTGTCTTCCTTGAGTGCCTTGATTTCCTTGTGTTCCTTGTAGACCTTGAGAACCTTGTGTTTGTCCTGGTATTCCTTGAGCACCCTGTCTACCTTGAGAACCTTGAGTACCCTGAGAACCTTGGTCTCCTCTAATTCCCTGATTACTTAATCCTTGAGCACCTTGTCTTCCTTGAGAACCTTGAGTACCCTGAGAACCTTGGTCTCCTTTAATTCCCTGATTACTTAGTCCTTGAGTACCTTGAGTTCCTTGAGAACCTCCCGTACCCTGAGCCCCTTGTCTTCCTTGAGAACCTTGAGTTCCCTGTGAACCTTGTGAACCCTGATTTCCATCCCCACCAGAAAGACCTTGAGCACCTTGACTTCCCTGTGAACCTTGAGTTCCTTGTAAACCTTGTGAACCATCTTGCCCAGAAACCCCCTGAAGACCCTGCAATCCTTGAGCACCTTGTCTACCTTGTGCCCCTTGTCTTCCTTGAGAACCTTGATTTCCTTGAGTGCCCTGTAGACCTTGAGTTCCTTGATTGCCTTGAGTTCCCTGAAGACCCTGAGCACCTTGGCGACCTTGTGCTCCCTGCCTACCTTGTGTTCCTTGAGTACCTTGGGAACCTTGAGCACCAGCACCTATTGCTGTCTCCCAAATAACTCCAGAACCAGTAGAAACAAGAATTGAACCTCCAGCACCTACACTATTATTAGTATCTTTTAATCCACCAACGATTTTTATATAACTATCTACTTGACCTAAACTTATTGTTTTATTAGTAAGACCTCTTATTTCGCCGTCTTGTTCAAAAACAATATCTACATTATTGATACCGTCACCTATAAAAATATCCCTATTTGTATCCCCAATAGTCAAATCTCCACCAGGATTGGCAATATTTAAATTTCCATTATCATCTAACTGTATTGTAGCACTACTGATGCCAGTATTGCTTTGAAAATCTACTAGACCTGAGGCAGGCGTTATGATTACATCTTTTGGCATTAGAAAACTCCTCCTCCTAGTCTAACTTTTTTCTCTGCAAGAGACGCTCCAACTGAAATTAACGCCTTATCTGATGGACTAGTATTAGCAACAGAAAATCTAGAAATAGTATAAGGCTTATCAAGTAAAACAAGAATATCTTTCATCCAATAACCTTCAGATGAAGTAGCACTAGAAACATGAACTCCCACATTAATATATCTAGGAAATGGTTTGGATGTAATAGTTATTTCTTTAGTTTCATAACTATTTGCTGCTGCAGCAGTAAAATCGACAAAATCAAATCCACCAGATAATAAAGAACTCCACTGCCCCCCAGAGTTTCCAAGTTGATTTGGACCAACACCAGAAATTGTAGACCGTGCCTCAAATCTTGGATAAGTTCCTGAAAAATTTGGAGCAAGTTTAATTTGTGCTTTTGCTCTTACCGTTACATTTGATGGGACAAAAACACTCTCAAACCACCCACAACCATAATCTCCAGCATCGGCAGTATTATATACTCTCCAAGCATTTTCATTACTATCCCAAATTCTTTGAGACAAATAAGTTGCCTGATATATTGCATCATACTCCATATTGTGTTCTATACTATTAAACCAAGAAGTATTTTTTCCCCTATCAATATGTCCAGAATGAAAACCAAATCTTATTTGACTATTTGTTTTATAATCATAATCTGTAATATAATTTAGTGTTGAATAAATTGTATTAAGTGGAAGTCCATTTGAATCTGACTGAGGACCTCTCCTTGTTCCCGTTGCCTTTATTTTATACAAGTCAATAGATGTTGCCGTAACGCCATGATAACAATATTCTGTAGAATCAGAAATATAATGATGTAATCCTAAACTTGCATCATAAGCAGCTTGCCACCTTCCTCCCCTAAAACATCTAGAAACATATACATATCCTATTTCACTCCACTCAGTACAACCTTCTAATCTTGGAGCCCAAGTATCACTTCCTATGGCAATACTGTTATATAAACACTGACCTTCACGATAATATAATCCATAAGAACTATTAAATCTTCCTTGAACATGACAACATCTTAGTTGGTCATATCTACCACGAATCCAAAATCCACCCCAATCTCTGGTGGAATTTGAACCCGTCATAGTAACACCTTCATACCATGCTTGCTGCACTAATGCAGGAACAGTATTTGTTAGTGTTACTGATAAACTACTATTTGCTTTCCAATTTCCTTCACGAATATAAATTCCACCTTCTACTTGCCCAAAGGAACTTCCACAATATTTTAAATAAACATCTTTTAAAATGACTGCTCTAGAGTAATTTGTTCCTCCTGGTTCAATATAAAATCCATAATAATCAGTATTTGGAGTAACTGGTTCAATAACAACATCTCTTGTAAGTCTATTGACTAATGCACCTTCAACAACATTATATCCAATCTGTCCTGTTAAAGTGATTATATTGCCATTAACTGATGAAATCGTATGCTTATATCTTGGTCCTGGTGTTTCATCTCCATATGCAGTATAACCATAATCACTAGTTCCACCACATTCACTTCTTGCTTCAATCCAAATATCATCATTTGCGGCAAACATATTTGCATTTGCTACAGTAATAGTTGTTGAAGTTGAGGTTGAAGTTGTCGTTGTTACTGTCGCAACTTTTCTTACTTTTTCTCCAGAAATGTGGATTTTATCGGTTCCAGTTTCATAAACAGTTAATCCATCAACAGTTCCAGTAACTGAACCAGAAAGAATTAAAGTATTATTGAGATAATTAATATCATTAATAGTATGAATATTACGATTTGCTCCTGTTCCAAATATAATTTTTTGTCCCACTCTAAAGACTTTAGAGTTTGCTACAACTAATGAAGTTCCTGATGCGGATACTATTGTACTTTCTGGTCCTACAAATTGTCTGAAATAGACAGTATTTCCTGATACATCATGAACCCAAAATCCTTCATCTCTTAATGTAGTTGCTCCAGCATTTCCTGCTTGTTCTGTTATATTATCGAAAACAGCAAACCATTCTCCAGCAGCAAAGTTAGTTGCAGATGTAAATGAAAAACTTGTAGAACCTTCATTTGCTCCTGCTGATAATGTAGTAGTAGGCATTCCATCACTACCCTCCATTATTACTGATGCTCCAGTTTCTCCAACAGCATAAAAAATATGAGATGCCGATGCAACCCCTCTAAATTGTAAAGTATGTCCTGCTCTTGCGTGATAAGTTCCGTTAGTTCTTACTCTCAATCTACCATTCATTCTTAAAGTGGTAGAAGTACTCAATTGTGTTTGTAAAATTCCATAAACATCACTATCATTAAATCCATTTGTAACTGGACTTGCAACATCATAAGTTACAGTATGTCCTGTTGCAATTATAAAATTATCACCATCTACTGGCGCAACTCCACCAACCCAAGTTGCTCCTGCTGAAAAATTGCCTGATTGAGCTGATGTGATTACTGCCATTATGGTTCAAAATTAATATATGGATAATTGATTTCTGGTTCAGGTTTACTCACTTCAATTTCAATTATGCCATTCTCATCTTTTACATAATTTACAGAGCAATCACAATCATCTACTATTGCCTCAAGAGTATTTTTATTGATTTGAATTTTAATAATCATTAGAATTCAACCTCTAGCTTTTCAACGTCTTTTCTTTCGGCAAATACTGTAAAGTAATAATCAAATTCTCCGCTTTCTTTAGAAAATACTTCTACTGTGTTATTTATTACTCTATACACTCTTGGAAGAACACTATTGCCAATAGGAGTAAGGCTGACAGTAATTGTATCTTCATCTACAAGTTTTGTCCAATAATCTGGAAGTTCAATTACAATATTTTGACTTCTTCCACGTAAGTATACGCCATTTTCAGGACCCTCAAGAGAACCATAACGAAGTTGTTTATCTTTCCTAGTTGGGTGTTGAATAACGAAGGACTTAGTTGTTGCTGCGAAAGAACCAATAACATGAAGTTTATATTGAGGATTTGCTGTTCCTACCCCAACATTTCCTCCAATTATTAAATCACTTGTAGAAGGATTGAAACTAAATGCGATAGGTGATGTTCTTATGCTTGGAGTTTGATTTCCAGTTCCAGCTACAAATACTGGATAGAAAGTTGCGTTAGTTGTAACTGCAGAGGCATTTAGTACGTTAGATGGTCCTGCAGGTCCTTGTACACCTTGCGTAGCTTGACTTCCTTGAAGACCTTGAATACCTTGAGAACCCTGTCTTCCTTGGGAACCCTGAATACCTTGAGCCCCCTGTCTTCCTTGGGAACCCTGAATACCTTGAGCCCCCTGTCTTCCTTGAGAACCCTGAAGACCTTGATTTCCTTGTGTTCCTTGAAGACCTTGAGTTCCTTGAGAACCTTGAGCACCAGCACCAGTAGCAGTTTGCCAAACTACGCCAGAACCAGTAGAAACAAGAATTGAACTTGCCGCACCAATTGAATTATTGCTATCATAAAGACCACCAGTTAATCTCAAATCTCCGCTTACGTGTGCTTTCGCAGTTGGATTTGTAGTTCCAATTCCTAAAGAACCACCATAAGAAACTACACTTACAGTTCCATTTGCATCAACATCAAATGATGGAATACCAGAAACATCATTTACACTAAAGATACTTCCACTTGTTAAATTATTTGTTACAGAGAATAATTGTCCGGCAGAACCCTCAAATGATAATGTGCCATTACTAATATCATAAGGTACAATATCAATAGCGGTTCCTATTCCAAAGGCACCAGTTGATGGGTTAAATTGTAATTTATTTTGTGATATATGAATTGTTTTTGCAATTCCAGAATTTGCTGACAATATACCAACAAACCAATTTTGATTTGTACTATTGTCTTCAATTATTGTTACTCCACCATCACTTGCACCCTGAAGACCTTGCAACCCTTGAGCCCCCTGTCTTCCTTGAGAACCTTGAAGACCTTGAGAACCCTGAATACCTTGATCCCCCTGTCTTCCTTGAGAACCCTGAAGTCCTTGATTTCCTTGTGTTCCTTGGAGACCTTGAAGACCTTGAGCCCCCTGTCTTCCTTGAGAACCCTGAAGTCCTTGATTTCCTTGTGTTCCTTGTGTTCCTTGGAGACCTTGAAGACCTTGAGCCCCCTGTCTTCCTTGAGAACCCTGAAGTCCTTGATTTCCTTGTGTTCCTTGGAGACCTTGAGAACCTTGAAGTCCTTGCCTTCCTTGAGAACCCTGAAGTCCTTGAGAACCTACGCCTTGATTCCCTTGAGAACCCTGAAGACCTTGATTTCCTTGTGTTCCTTGAAGACCTTGAGTTCCTTGAGCACCTTGAGAACCCTGAAGACCTTGAGAGCCTACACCTTGATTCCCTTGAGAACCTTGAAGTCCTTGCCTTCCTTGAGAACCCTGAAGTCCTTGATTTCCTTGTGTTCCTTGGAGACCTTGGAGACCTTGATTTCCTTGAGAACCTTGAAGACCTTGAGCCCCCTGTCTTCCTTGAGAACCCTGAAGTCCTTGATTTCCTTGTGTTCCTTGGAGACCTTGAAGACCTTGAAGACCTTGATTTCCTTGTGTTCCTTGGAGACCTTGTAGACCTTGATTTCCTTGAGAACCTTGAAGTCCTTGCCTTCCTTGAGAACCCTGAAGTCCTTGATTTCCTTGAGAACCTTGATTACCTTGTAGACCTTGAGAACCTTGATTACCTTGTAGACCTTGAGAACCTTGAAGTCCTTGCCTTCCTTGAGAACCCTGAAGACCTTGAATACCAACACCTTGATTGCCCTGAAGACCCTGAATACCAACACCTTGACTTCCCTGAATACCTTGCAATCCTTGAGATCCTTGAAGTCCTTGCCTTCCTTGAGAACCCTGAAGACCCTGAGCACCTTGTATCCCTTGTAGTGCAACATCACGAATAAGAGCCCAAGAAACTCCAATTCCAGTTGAAATAAGAACAGAAGTGGTGGTTCCTACATTTCCATTTTGATCATAAAGAGCACCATCAAGAGATAAGTCACCATCAACATTTGTATCGCCACTTACATTAAGGTCTCCAATTACATTAGTAGAATTAATGCCTGATGGATTGATATCAATATCGCCAATTGTAGATGTTAGTTCATTTCCAGTTAGAAGTAAGTTTCCAACTGTAATTGATGTTGGAGTAATTGTAGTTGTGTTTGTTCCGTCTGTTACATCTAAGTTAGAAAGACTTGAAATGTTAAATTCTTGTCCTCCGAATGAAACTAAACCATCTTCTTCATTTACATAGAAAGAATTACCAACTCTAAAGTCACCTCTCTGGTCAATAGAAACATAGAGAACTTTACCACCATTAATCTGAATAACTTCATCTTCTTGATTTACAAGAGAGTCATCTTGACTGAAATCTTTTCCAGAACCAATATGACCAAAGTTAAATGCAAATAATCTTAAAGTACAACCAAGTCCATCAGCAGTAACACCAGTATTTCCAAATACTGCCGCAGAACCAATAGACCTCATTTCAGCACCAAATTGCTGATAATCTGCTAGAGTAATTTCATCGGCAGTTGCAATTTGAGTTCCAGAACTTACAAATCTAACATCTTGTACTTGAATTGTACTATCGTTAAAGATAACACTATTATTATCTCCATCACAGTGAAGAAGAATTTTAGTGTTTGCATCACTAGAGAATTGTGAAGTGGTTGGTGTAAAGGAACTAGAATATCTTGAGATATTAGAAATTCTAATCTCGTCTAGATATCCATTCAAACTATCATCTGGTGCAGTTGCTCTACCACCAAACTCAACAGCATTTGTGTTATTAATATCATCACTACTAGTTCCAGTTCCTTCAATTGAACCATCAAGGGTTAATTGTAGATTATTGCTACCATCTCTACGGAAAGCAGCGTGATACCAAGTATCAATTGCAACAGTTGTAGTTCCAGTAACAGTTGTTAGACCACACTGACCGACAAGTTTATTGTTTGAATCAACTTGAAGGACTAAATCAACACCCTTTGAAATTAGATAATGTGTTTCGCCTTGAGCATTAATTCTTACAAAAGTTTCAATTGTGAATGCACCAGTTCCAAAGTCAAAGTCTGCATTTTGTGGAGTTGATAGATAATCTCCAGTACCATCAAAGGATGCAGAACCAGTACCAAACTTTTGCTGTGCAGTAGAAACTCTTGCTCCACCATAAGCAATTACTGGTTTTCCTGACCTTGAAGTTGCAGTTTCAAAAGCACCTTCACCTTTTCCAACTAAGGTTACGGTTCCAGTACTGGAATCATAAGAACTTACAGTACCAAAACCAAGTGCCTCACGATAAGTTACATTTCCACTTGTGGTTCCAGAAACAGTATCAGTAATTCTAAAGGTATTGATACCAACAATATTATTGACGATGTAGAAACCATCAGTTCCACCACCACTTGTAAAGTCGGCATAAACTCTGTCGCCCGTAGTTAAACCGTGACCGACCTTTGTAATATCAACAGTTGTTCCGCTTCTTGTATAAGTTCCTGAGTTGTCAGTTGAATCAAAGTAGTAAACTTGATTATTTGCTGAAGGATTAGTTCCTGTGATGGAAGCAACCTTAATTCTTGCTTTACCCGTGCTTCCTAATCCAACATTACCAGCATAAGAATATATACCCTTGTCGGCAAAGTAAGTGAAGCAGTTAACCCACTCAGTTCTTGCTCCATTTGTCATTTCAAGAGCAATATTGTTTGGTGTAATGAAAGTACACTCATTAAACAACATCGCTGGTTCAAGAGTTGTTGGGTCAACTACGGAACCATCAATTAGAACACCTCTACCTGCCTTATAAGAAACTGGTGGATTGTGTGCAGTATCAAATCCATATGGGTCAGTTGAGGATGTAATGCTTCCTTTGTTGAGAACTGTTACTCGCTGCATATAAGGTGAGCGAGAAACAGTCTTCATTCCAGAAGCAAACTTAAATCCATAACCAGGCTCATAGAAGTTACCAATTGTGAGGTCTTCTACTGATGTTTCGCCATTTAATACGAAACCATCATTTGTTTTTGTTGCCTCTGTTGGTTGAATAAAGGTTCCACGAATACTTGAACCTTTAACTTCTACTCCCTGAGGAATAACTAATGGGAAAGTCTCTGTGAATGTTCCAACTCCAATATAAACCTTATCATTTGAAGTTGCAACAGAAAGTGCCTTTTGAATGGTAAGGAATGGTTCATTTAATGAATCGCCAGGATTAGAATCACTACCTTCTACAGTAACATAATAAGTATTTCCTTGAGAAGCACGAATTCCTGTAAGGTTAGAACCATCTCCAAAATATGCAGTAGCAGTTACAACACCACTTACTAATACATCTCCTGTTACTGTAAGTTTTGATGTTGGAGAAGTAGTTCCTATTCCAACATATTCATTAGAACCATATGGGGCAAGTTGAATAGTTCCATCAGCATCAACATCAATACTTGGAATTCCAGATACATCATTTACGGAAAAAATAGAACCACTAGTTAAATTATTGGTAATTGAAAATATTTGACCAGCAGAAGCTTCAAATGATAATGTTCCGTTATTTAAAGTATCATAAGGAATGATATCAAATATAGTTCCAATACCTAAAGAACCCGTTGATGGATTGAATTGAAGTTTATCTGAAGAAACGTATACTGTTTTAGCAATTCCAGATGTATTAGTTACAAATCCAACATATAGATTTGTGTTGGTTACTGAATCATCAAGAATAGTTACTCCACCGTCGCTAGAACCTTGGAGACCTTGTAATCCCTGAGTACCTTGCAATCCTTGCAAGCCTTGATTTCCTTGAAGACCTTGGTTGCCTTGAGTTCCTTGAAGACCTTGAGCACCTTGAGAACCTTGAGTTCCTGTTCCTTGATTACCTTGAGTACCTTGTAAACCTTGAGTACCTTGAGCGCCTTGAGCGCCTTGAGCACCTTGAGGTCCTTGTGACCCTTGAAGTCCTTGAGAACCCTGTCTTCCTTGTAATCCTTGAGAACCCTGAAGACCTTGATTTCCTTGAAGACCCTGTAAACCTTGAGTTCCTTGATTACCTTGATTTCCTTGAAGACCTTGATTTCCTTGAAGACCCTGTAAACCTTGAATACCTTGAAGTCCTTGAGAACCCTGTCTTCCTTGTAATCCTTGAGAACCCTGAAGACCTTGATTTCCTTGAAGACCCTGTAAACCTTGAGTTCCTTGATTACCTTGATTTCCTTGAAGACCTTGATTTCCTTGAAGACCCTGTAAACCTTGAAGACCTTGATTTCCTTGAGTACCCTGAAGACCTTGAGTTCCTTGTGTTCCTTGAACACCTTGAGAACCCTGAAGACCTTGATTTCCTTGAAGACCCTGTAAACCTTGAGTTCCTTGTGTTCCTTGAACACCTTGAGAACCCTGAATGCCCTGAGAACCTTGAAGACCTTGAGTCCCTTGAGTTCCTTGTGCTCCTTGTGTTCCTTGAACACCTTGAGAACCCTGATTGCCCTGAACACCTTGAGACCCTTGAATTCCTTGTGTTCCTTGTGTTCCTTGAACACCTTGAGAACCCTGATTGCCCTGAACACCTTGAGACCCTTGAATTCCTTGAGTTCCCTGATTTCCTTGAAGACCTTGAGCACCTTGTAAACCTTGAGTTCCTTGAGGACCTTGTGAACCTTGAATTCCTTGAGTTCCTTGATTTCCTTGAAGACCTTGTAAACCTTGAGTTCCTTGAGGACCCTGTGAACCTTGAATTCCCTGTGTTCCTTGATCTCCTTGAAGTCCCTGAAGACCTTGTAAACCTTGAGTTCCTTGAGGACCCTGTGAACCTTGAATTCCTTGTGTTCCTTGTGTTCCTTGAACACCTTGAGAACCCTGATTACCCTGAACACCTTGAGACCCTTGAATTCCTTGAGTTCCCTGATTTCCTTGAAGACCTTGTAAACCTTGAGTTCCTTGAAGACCCTGAGAACCTTGAAGACCCTGATTACCCTGAAGACCCTGAAGACCCTGTGTTCCTTGAACGCCTTGAGACCCCTGAGAACCTTGAAGACCCTGATTACCCTGAAGACCCTGAAGACCCTGTGTTCCTTGAACGCCTTGAGACCCCTGAGAACCTTGAAGTCCTTGAGTGCCTTGGAGACCTTGATTTCCTTGTGTTCCTTGGAGACCTTGTGAACCCTGAGAACCTTGAAGTCCTTGAGTGCCTTGAGTTCCTTGTAAACCTTGGAGACCTTGAGTTCCTTGTAAACCTTGGAGACCTTGAGTTCCTTGTAAACCTTGGAGACCTTGAGTTCCTTGTAAACCTTGGAGACCTTGAGTTCCTTGTAAACCTTGGAGACCTTGGAGACCTTGAGTTCCTTGAACGCCTTGAGACCCCTGAGAACCTTGAAGTCCTTGAGTGCCTTGGAGACCTTGATTTCCTTGTGTTCCTTGGAGACCTTGTGAACCCTGAGAACCTTGAAGTCCTTGAGTACCTTGGAGACCTTGCGAACCTTGCAGACCCTGAGCCCCTTGTCTCCCTTGTGTTCCTTGAATACCTTGAGAGCCTTGAAGTCCTTGAGTTCCTTGGATACCTTGAGAACCTTGAGAACCTTGCAGACCTTGGGAACCTTGGATACCTTGAGAACCTTGAGTTCCTTGAATACCTTGAGAACCTTGAGAACCTTGCAGACCTTGAGATCCTTGAATACCTTGAGAACCTTGTAGACCCTGAGAACCTTGCAGACCCTGAGTTCCTTGTGTTCCTTGGAGACCTTGAGAACCCTGAGAACCTTGTAGACCCTGAGAACCTTGTAGACCCTGAGAACCTTGTAGACCCTGAAGACCTTGAGAACCTTGTAGACCCTGAGTTCCTTGCAGACCCTGAGAACCTTGTATACCCTGAGTTCCTTGTGTTCCCTGTAATCCCTGAGAACCTTGTAGACCCTGAGTTCCTTGCAGACCCTGTGAACCTTGAAGACCTTGAGTTCCTTGAGATCCCTGCAATCCTTGAGAACCTTGAGATCCCTGCAATCCTTGAGAACCTTGAATTCCTTGAGTTCCTTGTGTTCCCTGTAATCCCTGAGAACCTTGAAGACCCTGAGAACCTTGGATTCCTTGTGAACCTTGAATTCCTTGAGATCCTTGAGTACCTTGAATTCCCTGTGAACCTTGTGAACCTTGAATACCTTGAGAACCTTGAATTCCTTGTATTCCCTGAGACCCTTGAAGACCTTGAGAACCTTGTAGACCTTGAGAACCTTGAGAACCTTGTAAACCTTGACTACCTTGGACTCCCTGGTTACTAAGACCTTGTAAACCCTGGAGACCCTGTAGACCTTGTAGACCTTGTAGACCTTGATTTCCTTGTACGCCTTGATTACTTAATCCCTGTAGACCTTGAAGACCCTGTAGACCTTGTAGACCTTGTAGACCTTGATTTCCTTGTACGCCTTGGTTACTTAAACCTTGAAGTCCCTGGAGACCTTGTAATCCTTGAGAACCCTGAACACCTTGAGAACCCTGAACACCTTGGTTACTTAAACCTTGAAGACCCTGAAGACCTTGAACGCCTTGGTCTCCTTGAACACCTTGAGAACCCTGAACACCTTGGTTACTTAAACCTTGAAGACCCTGAAGACCTTGAACGCCTTGGTCTCCTTGAACACCTTGAGAACCCTGAACACCCTGATTGCTAAGTCCCTGAAGACCTTGGAGACCTTGAGAACCTTGAGCACCCTGAAGACCTTGATTACCTTGAACCCCCTGATTACTTAAACCTTGGAGACCCTGAAGACCTTGATTACCTTGAGGTCCTTGAGAACCTTGAATACCTTGTAAACCTTGATTACCTTGAGTTCCTTGAAGTCCCTGAACACCTTGAGGTCCCTGTGAACCCTGAATCCCTTGGAGACCTTGTAATCCTTGTGTTCCTTGCTCACCCTGAAGACCTTGATTTCCTTGAACACCTTGGGTTCCTTGCTCACCCTGAAGACCTTGAGTACCCTGAAGTCCTTGATTACCCTGAAGACCCTGAAGACCCTGTAGACCTTGAGTACCTTGAATACCTTGAGCATAAACATCTCTGGAAGGAACCCAAAATCTCCTTCCAGTATATCCTTCAGCAGCAATTAAAACATAATGATCTACTGGAACAGTTTGTCCTGGAGTAAAAGGATTAGTTCCTATAGAAGAAACGCCAACTAGCGGATCGCCTAAATCTGGTTCTGCTTGTTCAAGCCCAAGAAATTGATACCTATCAGAGGTAATACCAGATTGGTCAAATCTTCTAACTCTTCCAGAACTATACTTTGACATTTATTTACTGCTTCGCTGTTTCAAGAACGCTGAGAACAAGTTCAAGAGAATTATTTTCAGTTGCCTGAATTTTTATAACATCGTTAGTTTCTAATGCTAATCTTCCATCAGCAACTAAACTGTAACTATCATTTTGAGGTATAGGAACCTGATTGGCAAATTTGTAATCTGCTGGACTTTCAGTATTTCTTGAATGAACTGCAGTTACACTACAAACTCCACTAGAAACATTTGTGACCTGAGATAAAATAACAATCGAAGCAACTCCAATAGGACAAGTATATATTCCTACCAAATTTGTACTTAGACCAACTCTAAGCGTTCTAAATTTATTAAGTGCAACTGCTGCCATTTTATCTACTTAGTGCAATAATTAATGGTGTTACTGTATTTAACAAACTTTGACTAAACGCTCTTCCTGTAATTGTTCCTGTAACTTGGTTAATTGTTACATCATCACCAATCTTAAAATTACCACCTTGGTCTGTGCTTGTATAAACAATAATTCCACCATTTCTTTGCACAACTTCGTTTTCTTGAATTACTACACCACCCAAAGCTGGTTTTGCACTATTAATATTATTTCCAGAACCTACCCACTCAAAAGAGTGTGAAGATGTAATTTGGAGACTTACTCTAGTAAAGTAAACTGTTGTTCCTACACTAACTGTATTATTTAGATTTGATAATAAAGTGATTGTAGAAATACCAGCAGAAGGTAAAGTAGCACTCTGAACGGAATAATAGATTGGATATAGAGTTGTAGTTGCGGCAGCACCAACTCCTCCTCCACCACCACTAAATGTTATTGTTGGATTTGTTTTATATTGAGTTCCTGTACTAATAATATCGACAGAAACAACTCTCCCACCTTCAATATTTGCACTTGCTTCTGCACGAATTCCATTTGGTCCTTCTGGGTCACTTAAGGTTACATCTGGTGGAGTAGTATAACCACTTCCACCATCAGTCACTTCAATAGACTGGACAAAGTAATAAAGGTCTCCAAAATAAAGTGCCTGACCATCATAAGGACGATAAGAACCAATACCAGAAACTACAATTACATCTTGTTCTAGTTCTGCAATTTGATGTGCTTTTCCTGTATAATGGTAAATTGATTTTGTAGTTTGGTCTCCAACACCATCAGAAACTAGTCCAAGTCTTCCGAATGAAGAGTTGGAGTTTGTAATATCACACTGACCACCAGAACCAGTAAAGATTGCAATATCATCACAAATCGTAAAGATTGATACCAACTGAGAATATGCACCATTAGTAATAGAAACTCCAATACCACCCTGATTGTATTGAGTGTAACTGTCAACGCTCATAGTACCAGTCACACCAATATCAACTTGGTCTCCAGGCTCTGCATCAAAACCATCTACTTTCATTCCAATACTGTCAGGAACGAAATTAGTGCAGTTTCTTATATAAGGTCCTTGTGTAATTGGTCCTACTCCCTTTGAATATGGAGGAATAACTTTTCCACCAGAAACATAAGTATGAGGAATTGTAGAAACTCCAGTATTCACAACGAACGTATTTCCAAAACTTGGAACATCTAAAACTCTAAACTTAAATCCACCAGACTTTCCTGTAGGATATATTGTAGTTGTTCCCGCACCACTAGTGCAGGAGAATTCTAAGTCTCTAAGACCTACATTTTGCCCCAACTTAACATAAGCTCCTGGTGCAACAATCGTAGTAATACCAGTAACATTATCATAAGTTGCGTCTGTAACATTTATAGAACGGTCAACAATAAATCCACCCCCAACATAAGTATGAGGAATTGTAGAAATTCCAGTATTAATTTCAAATGCCCCATTTTCAAATACTTTATCTACAAAGAACTCATATCCATATCTTCCTGAGGGAAATTTTTGAGTAGATGTTGTCAATCCAGAAGAACATTCAAATACCAAATCATAAAGTTCAATCAAATCTCCAGGTTTGACTGATAATCCTGGAGCAGATAATATGGTCTTTCCAGTTTCATTCTCATAAGTTGCTGACTGTACATTTACAATTGTCGTAAATCCTATTCCACTATTACCTGGATAAGTTGTAGTAATTCCTGCAGTTGAACCTAACCCAACAATCGTGGTTACAACTCCAACTGAAGACCTCATAGCAGAAACAACGTCGGTGCAAGAATTTAAGGAATTATTAAATCCAGTTTCATAATCAACCTGCATGGATAGGTCTTTGACCTGTAAAAATTCATTTTGGAAGTTTTGATACTTCTGAATTGTTCCGCCCGAAACATAAGTGTGTGGAAGCGTTGATTGACCTACGACAACCTCAAAGGTATTTGAGTTGACAACTCTTTTTACTGGAAAAACATATCCAAGACTTCCTGTTGGGTATGTTAGAATTGTTGGTCCTGATGGACAGGAGAACTGGAGACCTTGAATTTTTACTGGGTCATCTAATAGTAATCCGTGATTGGATGCAGTAACAGTAGTAATTCCAGTTAGATTATCATAAGTAGCACCCGATACGTTTATAACAGGTCCTGCTGGATATCCACCCCAAGTACAATTATTTACAACGGCACGGGCAATATTGAAAGAATAATCCAAAGTAGCAATAGTTTGTTCTACTTCTCCAGGATTTTTAAGAATTTGTGGTATTAAATTCCAGTCATCATCAAAGTAGAACTTAGCAGCACGAACTGATTTAGAGTTACCACCTCTTGTCATATCAAAACATATTGCTCTCCAAATATCCTTTACATCGTCAGCACAATCGTTACTTTCAAGAGTTACTCCAAACTCAATTGGTGGTGCCTGTTCCGTTCCTATTCCAATAATATCTGTGATAATTTCTGCAAGAGATTCAATTCTTATGATTGTATCTCCACATCCACCAGAAACTAAAATTGGAGAATAACTACTAGTATCTTGTGATAAATTTGTATATTGTGTTGGATAAGACTCATTATTAATTACAAAGGTTACAATTCCAACTGCATGATTGATTGCATCTACGGTTGCATCACGAATACTGTATCCATTAATATCAGTTCCCGTAATGTGTAAAAGACCGCCATTACTATCATAATATGTTAATCCTGCACCAATAGATTTCTTATTGCTTCCTGCCTTTAAGTCGTAAGAGATGGAACGGAGAATATCTTTAATATCATCTTCACAATCTCCTGGAACAGTAGGAACAACAAATGGTGGAGACTTATAATCTGTAGAAGTAAGAAATCCTATAGTTTCTGATGCAATATAGTCAATATTTAAATCAATAAGTCTTGCGGCATCTTGTTCTCTGTGACTTCCAGCAAATCCACTAAATCCACTTGTTAAGAAACCAACTGCTTCTTTTGCAATATAATCGAGATTGATGCGAACCATTCTTGCCCCATCAAAAAATCTATCAGTCGATACTCCTAATAGTGGTTGTAGTGCAACAATTGCTGCACCGTTAGTCATATTAGGACCAATAAAACTCATATCAGTAATATGACATCCATTATTAACATGGAATAAGTCACGGTCTAAGAATTTTGGAGTTACGACACAGTTACGAAGTTCTGTTCCCTCAACAGATACTGTCTTTGCCAAAACAATCGGGTTCTCTTCAACATAAACTCCTGGAAATACTTTGATGGTGTCACCAAAGACTGCAACAGTAGATGCAGATTTAATCGTTCTCTTTGGATAATTTTCTGCTAGTCCAGTATTATTATCATCTCCAGTTTGTGAAACGTAGATTGTTTTTCCTACTGGTCGGTATGAAGTAATTTCAACAATTCCCTTACCATCAGGTTGTGTTGATTCAATATCAATTCCAATACCTGCAGTAATTTGAGTAACAATTCCAGTTAAATTTACACCATTTCCTAAGAAAGTATCTGCAAGTAGATTGCCAGAAACTTGTAATCTTTCTGTTGGATTTGTTGTTCCAATACCAACAAACTCTGTTTCGGGAATATAAACAAAATTAGTAGCACCAGCAGCAACATTTTCATTATTGAAGATGACTTGCGTATCTTCACCAGCTACTGGTCCCTCTGTACCTTGAAGACCCTGCAGACCTTGATTTCCCTGAAGACCTTGAAGACCCTGCAGACCTTGATTTCCCTGAAGACCTTGAGTTCCCTGGTCCCCCTGTAAGCCCTGTAAACCCTGTGAACCTTGTGCTCCCTGAACACCTTGTTCACCTTGGAGACCTTGAGTACCTTGTAATCCTTGAAGACCTTGTGCTCCCTGAACGCCCTGGTCTCCCTGAATACCCTGTAGACCTTGAGTACCTTGGTCTCCTTGTAGACCTTGTAGACCTTGTGCTCCCTGAACACCTTGCTCACCTTGGAGACCTTGAGTACCTTGGTCTCCTTGCAGACCCTGTAAACCTTGTGCTCCCTGAACACCTTGCTCACCTTGAAGACCTTGATTGCCCTGAACTCCCTGATTACTTAAACCTTGAAGACCCTGAAGACCTTGAACACCTTGGTCTCCCTGAAGACCTTGCAATCCCTGAAGACCCTGAAGACCTTGTAATCCCTGAAGACCCTGAAGACCCTGAGTTCCTTGAAAATCACTTAAAGGTCCTTGAGCACCTTGAAGACCCTGAAGACCTTGCAATCCTTGAAGACCCTGAAGACCCTGAGTTCCTTGAAAGTCACTTAACGGTCCTTGAGCACCTTGAAGACCTTGATTGCCTTGAGTTCCTTGAAGACCCTGAAGACCTTGAACACCTTGGTCTCCCTGAAGACCCTGAAGACCCTGTAAACCTTGAGTGCCTTGGTCTCCCTGAAGACCTTGCAATCCTTGAAGACCCTGAATACCTTGTCTTCCCTGATTTCCTTGTAGACCTTGTAGACCTTGAAGACCCTGAGAACCCTGAGAACCTTGAAGTCCTTGATTACCTTGAAGTCCTTGATTGCCTTGAGTTCCCTGAAGACCTTGAGAACCCCTAGACGATGCTTGGCATATTGTAAATTCACATTCACCAACTACGGTATTAACTGCATCTGATTGGTCTGCTTGGTCCATCCAAGCATATATTTCAAGATAGTCGCCTTGATTTAATTTTATTTGTGTGGTTACTTTTATATTTTTATTGTCGCCTAATGCAGCACCTTCACTATAAGAGGTTGACCTAGTTTCTGTAACCTCATTACCATTAACAAATATAGAAGCTATTGGAGAGATTCTCCCAGTTCCGGTATTTATAATTCCTATATTTGCATCTATTAAGTAAATACCCTCTATTACTACTTGAACTCTTTGAGGATTTACTGTATTTGAATGAACGTATGATTCTAGTTGAGTATAAACAGTATTATCAAAACGAATAGGAACTCTATTCGCATAAGTTACATTAATATTTTCTGTTAACGTAACCTTGTTAAAATTGCAAGCATTAACATCTTTGTTTAAACCAATATTAAACCAAGTCCATCCACCTTGACCATCAGATGTAAGAACATCAAATATATTTCCAGAGCTATTATCTTTGTCGTAAATTCCACCTGATACTTGAATATCATTAAAAGTGGATTTTTCTGAAGATGTTACATTACCTACTAAGTCACCTTCTGCAGTATCAAATAATCTTACCTTTTTATAAAACCAAGCCTCTTGACCTACAATAAACTTATCTGACATCTCCTATATCCTCACGCAAATGTTCCAGCTATGTTAGTTGCTGCACCAATTGCACCACCAATACCAATATTATTGGCAGCAAGACCAGCAACTTCGCCAGCAAATGATGTGAGAGAAAATACTTGAGTTCCAAATGTTCCTAAGACAGTTTCAATTACATTTCCAAAAAGACCATCGACCTTAATTTCAATTGCTTCCATATCAATTGTGGTTCCAGCAGTCAGTTTTATATTTCTTCCTGCTTTAATATCAACATCTTCTGCAGCATCTAATATGATATTTTTACCTTTTATTTGGACGGACCCATTACCAAGTGCTGTAATTGTTATACTACCATTTAAAGAATTTAATGCAATATCTACACCTTCTTCTTCAGTCTTATTTCCAGCAGTTATTTCAATAGTTCTATCATTAAGGATTCTAAAGTGTCCTCCTTGCGTTAAACTAATTGATGATTGGTCTTTAGAATTTGTTACACCATAAAAATTATAAACATTTTCGCCATCAATTCCCATCTGGGGATTGCCAACATCTATTCTAAAATTTGGTCCTAAAGAAAGATAATTTCTTTCCTCCCAATTCTGCTGAGTTCCTGTTTTAAGTCTTTCTGCCATTTTAGGAAATACAATCTATGATTTGCGTTAGTTTGGAAATAGATGTGACAATACCAATAGATGCTTTAATTTCAGCTCCAGTACCAGTAGAACTTCTAATTCTAATTTCTGGATATTCATCAGAAACAATAGCAACAGGAGATTCTGAAATAAAATTCACAATTCCTCCAGAACTATTTACACCAACACTTACAGTCTCTCCAAATCCAGTAACAATAGGTATATCAAATGGATCAACAACAATATCACCAGTCGAATAACCAATTCCAGGTCGTATAATAGTTAGGCTAGCAATACCAACATTTATGGCAGAACCAACACCGACTGTAATTGTTCTTGGTCTTCTATATTGAGGTGCTAGTGGATCATATCTTAAATTGTTGGGGTCAATTACAACTCCACCAGGACCAACTATAGGAACTCTAGAAGAATCTACTTTAGTACTTCCTACTGGGTAATTTTCCCCAATAGAAACCATATAAACTTCAGAAACTTTTCCATCTCTAACAATACTTCTAGCAACAGCACCATAACCTTGCTTACTATTATCCACAACTTCTATAAATGGGGGATATCTATAACCCTCTCCAGGTTCTGTAATTTTTACGCCAATAATACTTGCAGTAATTTGAGCGTCATTAATATCCTGACCTACCTCTGGAACATTACGAACAAATCCACCAAGAATAACTTCAGCTTTTGCACCAGAACCACCACCACCAAAGATACGAATTTCTGGAATTTCTAACGGTCTTGGTAACTTGAAATTACATTCAGGAATTCCAGTTGCACCTCCTGAAGTATTTCCGACTTCACCCTCAGCATCTGCACCAAAAATATCATTAGCAATTCTTCCAATTTCTGCGGATAATTTTGCATTTTCTAAAATTCCACCCAAAAGATCGTCCTGATTTTCTGAACTTTTAACTCCTTTACCAACAGTATATTCAGTAAATACGCCACTACATTTTGATGGGTCTTGATTACATCCTAATAGTGAACCTGCTTTTGCAATTGTATCTACGCTACTAGTAAGTGTTTCATATATATCCATACCTTCAGCAAATAAATCACTAACACCTTCTAATGATGGTGATACAGCTTCGGTAATTTTTCCAATAATAGTATTCAGTAGAGAACCAGCAAATTGAGTGCCAACGCAAGATACAAAGTTTTCTACATTATTTAAAGTAGATTCAAGTAATTCCTTTATATCATCATCTAAACTATTTGTTACTTGACCTACAGCACATAATAGACCTTCTTGTAGTCCAAATACTGGTTCAATAAATGCTTTTTGTGCTTCAACTCCCGCTAAAATTCCCGCTGCTTCATCTGAATATGAAGAAGCGACCTGATTATAAAGACTACCTAATCCCTCTTGAAGTGAGGGTATCATAGTCTCTCCAAGAGTTTTAAACATCTGACCAGTAACAGAGTTTGTTAATGCTTTAATTGAAGCAGTTGCTCTGTCTATTTCTAAATCAATATTTGTAAATGCAGATTGAAAACCAGTAACCTTACCTAATAAATTATTAACTTCTCCAATAATACCTTTGACAGCAGTATCTTCACAAGTATTTGCTAGAGTAATTACTCTTCCTATTCCAGTATAAGTTTGAATTTCAGGTTTTAATGGTGGTACTGTCTCATTAAATTCACCAGTTGCTGCAATATTTCTCTCATTAATAACTGCAATTTGAGTATTAAGAGCTTCTGCTGCTTCTGCAGGGACATCTCTTGGTGATTTTTGAGATTGAGTATTTTGTTCGTTAGATTCGTCTGGTGCTAATGTCCCATTTGGTTTTTCAACTCTTGAGGTGTAACCAGTAAAAGGAACAAATGGGGGAGTTGTTAATGGATTATAATTTTCTTGTGATACTTCTGATGTTCTTCCAAATACTCCGAGAATGACTGGTATTTGAGCATTATCTCCATCAAGAAAAAATCCAAATACAGAATCTGATGGTCTTAGTTTAGTATTTGTTGCGACATTACCAGCACCAGAACCTGCGGTGGTTGGTAAAAGAACCTGTGCCCAAGGTAAATCTTCGTTTGATAATTCTTCTTCGTTAAACGGATGATAACCTAAAATTCTAACCTTTTGCCTATTTCCCCATCCACCACCATTATTTTGGCTCTCTTGACCAGTCCCAGATTCAAATGGTGCAACTTGCCCAACCCACCATCTAAATCCATCTCTACCGATGAAATTACTCTTTAATAAAGATTCATCTATCATAGATTTTGCCTTCCAAAGGTATCTCTAATAAGTTTTAATGATGTATATGAATTTTCAGCATCAAAATGATGACAAAGTTCTTTTATGATATATAGACCACTTATTTCAGGGTCATATTCTTGCTTATCGACGCTTTCACTTGTCTTAGGAAATAAGCATTCTATAGAATCTCCTGCATTTAAATCTAAATTACAGGGAACCATAATATTTATGGCCTGTGTCAAAAGCAGATTATATCTCATCAGAGATTGTGATTGGTATTTTTCTGGGTCAGAATTTAAACCTTTTGTAACCTCTTGGTCAGTTGTTCCAATATCTAGTATTTGGGTAAAAATTCTTGTTGGTATATCACCTAAGGTCTGATTTGAACCATCAGAGACCTTAGGTAATTTTGGTTTACTTCCTAGGGTTTTAACTTTGTTCTTATAATCGCTGAAACTATACTGACCTTCTTGAGGAGAAGTTACATTAAAATTAACAGGATTGAAAAACATTCTTTGACTTGCATAAGCACCTAGTCTTAGTTTTTCTAAAAGATTTTGGTTTCTATCTACATAATAATTCAATATATGAAATTCTTTATCAATTTTTTCTAGACCATCAAAAGATTCGCCAGTAAGAATATACTGATATGTTGCTTTCTTTTCCTGAGTGATTAAACCATCTAAAGACCTAAAATTAAATCCTTCTTTTGTTTGATAGAATACAAATCCAGCGTTAGAATCTTTTTCATCAGGAACTGCCTTTGATGCCAACCAAACTAAAACAGTAAATGGTTTTCTAAGATTGCCAATAAAACCATAAGGATTAGAAGTTTTATCCACCTGATTGATTTTATTTGCTACTAAGTATTCTTCAAGTATACTAGTTACAGATTCATCTATTCTAAGGTCTGATGGATATTTTTTTACTACACGAATTGTTTCATTTGTAATCGCTTCTCTAGATACTAAATTTAATGTAAAACTTTCTCTTGTTGTGTCTACTACTACATCAGTAATACTGGAGACATAAAGATATCTTTCTGGTGTTGTAAAATCTAAAGAACTTTTAACATTACTTGAGTTAGGAGCAACTTTTAATACCAGTCTTTCGCCACCTCTTAATGGTAAACCATTATAAATTGACTGCTTATCCTTAGAACCTTTAGGTGGAGTTATAGTGTTCCCCACGTTCATAATTTTTAATTTGGCAGTAATTGTTGGAGAAAAAATATCCTCATAATAGTCAAAAATTACTGCACCCTGAGAAATATCTACAGTTCTTGACTGGTCATTTGATTCTAATATTAAGGTTTCGTAAACGGATTTTTGTAATGCCATTAGACGTAAGATAAATCCAAGAGAAGTTTTTGTTTCATAAAGTTATTTAACAAGGTTCCCATAGAGACTGAAGATTTTGTAACCGAAGGCATCATAGGACCTTGAGACATTTGTGGTGCTGGAGACGATTGTTCTGGTATAAAGGCAAATATCTCTGCTGGTTTGTTTACTGGAGTTAGTGATTGAAAAAGTGTTTGTTTAGATTGCTGTGATGGGGTTTGAGATATTTGTGCTGGTGGTGGGGTTTGTGCTTGTGGTTGTGGAGATACTTGTGCTGGTGATGGGGATTGTTGTTGAGGTTGTTGTGTTACTTGTCCTGGAGAAATTTTACTTGCAGAAGAACCAGCTGCACCGTGAGAAACAGTAATTCCTCTACTACCTATAATTTCAGCTTCTCTACCATATCCACCTCTAGAATAAACTTCACCAACTGCAAATGGGAATTTAGTAGCAGAACCTGGCTGGGAAGGAAAAGTACGTTTTACATTTGGATTAATTTCTTGAATATCAACTCCAGCACTACTTCTTGCATCATGAGCTCTTTGTTCTGCTGCAATTTGGTTTCTAAGTGTTCCATCATTTTTAGATGCATATTGATTTAAATTTCCAAACCATACGGTAGAACCTCTTGCAAGCATTACTTTTACTGCTTGGAAAGATACCTCTCTAATATTTGCTAGTTCTTCTTGTGTTGGATTTGCATTCTTAGAATCAATATGAAAGTGTGTAGCATATTGTGCTTCACCTTTACTTCCAGAACCACCTTGAATAAAACCACCAGCACCTGTTTGAGGTATCAACTTCATAGTACCTGCTGATACTGCTCTGGATGGTGAGGGTGAGGATGGTTGTGATTGTTGTGGTTTTGAACCTTCTTTTTGCAAATATTCGTAAGCAATTTTAGATGCTTTCCAACGGTCTCCAAGTTCTCCCCAAACAATATATCTATAAGATGCTTTTTTTAGTTCTTCATCAGTTGAATTTGGATTCATAAAAACCTTTAAAACACCATCAGACCCACTATTGTAATATGGCAAAGACATCTCATGTTTAATCCAATCAATTTGCTCTGAAGCACTTGCGGTTTCTAAAGGTTTTCCTAAAAATTTCTCAGCAGCAACAATTCTAGACCTATTCCAACTAATTAGTCCTTTATTAATTCCAGCTCCATCATTTAATATCCAGGGTTTTCTTTTTGCTTGCCACACAGATTCTGTCTGTATATTTCCTGCCAAATATGCAGCTGCCTTAGGTGGAAACCCTTTTTGTGTCAATAATTTAGCACCATCTTTTAAATTTGTAGGATTTGGACCAACTGAACTAGAAGTAGAACCAGAAGAAGTATCACCATAAGCACCCATGTCTTCAGGAGTACTTCCAAATGGAGGGATTTCTTGACCACTATAAGAACCTATTTGCGTACCATCTTCAGTAGTTTGAGTTAAAGGTGTAGTAATTAATTTTACTCCTGCCTCTAGTTCACTTCCCATATCATTAATTGAATCGACAAGTTCATCAAATGAATTTCTTATTCTATTTGAATCATCAAATAAATCAAAGTTTTTTAAATTTTCAATTGCTCCAGTAATCAAACTATATGAGGATTGAAAAACTCTAATTGCTCCTGTTACAAAACTACCAATAATTCTTCCAGCTTCCTGAAGTCTAGCAATAAATTCCTTTGCCATTCCTTCCCAAGTTGGGAGATTTTTAATAACCCAACCAGCAGCAAGATATCCTAGAGTATTTACAATTCTGTCAATAAAACTTCCAGTACCATCAACAATACTAGGTTTTGAAGTTATATTTGGAGAAGAAGCAATTTGTTTTGCTTCCAATTCATCTTCTTGCTCTTGCCTTATAGTAGCATACTCTCTTTTTTTTCTTTCCGTAAGAATTTGTGAACTTATTTTTTCTCTATCCTCAGTTCTTTCCTTCAATAACTTTGAAAGATTGGTAAGAGAAGTTTGAGTATTAAGTAAAGTTTTTTGAGACTTCTTAATACTTTCATTAAAATTAGTTCTTTTTGGTAATAAGGTAGTTTGTGCCATATTACATTACCACATTATAATTTAATTGTGAGTAAAGCACATAAAAATTATCTGGATTTGATGATGAAATAAGTGGAACATCAGTCACAGTCGGTGACATAGGAGGAGTTGTTGGTTTTTGTTGGGGAGCACTAGAGACTATCACATTTGGTGGTGGTTCTTTTGGAGGTTCCATCGCAGGAGGTGTCGATGGTTTAGCCTGTATCATATCAGGTTTCGCAGTAATCTGTTGAAGTTTAGAAGTATCCACTTTCATTTTTTCAGTTTCCATCAAAAATGGTGGAGTATCCGTTTTACCTTCAAGATAATCTATTTCATCTTGTGTCAGTTCTAATTCTTCATAAGTCATTCCTTTTTTCAATCCATCAGAAATCATATTCCAATAATCACGTTCTGATTCCCAATATTTTTCTTCTTTTGATTTTTCACCTTCAGGTATAAATGCCAAGTCTTTTGATTCTGGCATCATTGGTTTTTTTGGTTCATATTTTTCTTTCTTTTCGTTCTCTTTCATAGAGATATTTAATGTTTGATTCTGACCAGAAGGAATCATAGTAGATGTTGGAGTACTTTCTGCTAATTTTTTAGATTCTTCTGTAGGTACTTTTTGTTCTGGTGGAGTTTTTGACTCAGCCATACTCTCCATATTTGCTGGTAAATTTGGTGGTGTATTTTTTGAATCAGTACCAGAAGGTTGTGGAGAATTTACTTTTAGGTCTTGAACTTTTGGTTGTTGTGGTTGTGCTTCTGGTGGTTTATTTCCACCTCTTGGCGTATTGCCAATTATACCAGCACCTCCACGAAAACCGGGAGCAAAGCTTTCAACCATCTCATCGGCAAATGAAGCAAGTCTAGCAGCACCTCCGATAGGTCCAGGAGCAAATCCAAGAGCATTTGTAGCGGCATCGGCATATTCTCCGCTTTTCAAATTCATGCCAGCACCAATAGCACTAAACATACCACCAAATATTCCAGGTCCTCTGCCACCAGAACCTCCAGAAGGTTTAGGACTTGCTGGACTTGGTGGTGATTTTTTTCCTCCACTAAGCATAGATCCTAAACCAGCAGCTGCTGCTCCTGCTGCTTTAAAAGGAAGTTTAATTGCATTCAAAGTCAAACTAGTAACAGTTCTAATTACTGCACCTATGGCAGTTTTTACTAAACCTAATCCAAACTTTATAGAAGCAATTACTCCTACACCAATACCAATATTAGATAATAAACTATTTTTAATATCATTTAACGCCTTTTCATCTTTATTTCGCCAAGCATTTAATGCTTTAATTCCTTGAAGACCTAACCACCCAAGAAAAAGGCTTGTTAAAGCATTAGCAACGTTTCCAAATATATTTTCTACTTTATTTGATAATGCTTGAATAGGAGCAGATATTGCATTCCTTATTTTTTGTTCTAATTGATTTTCAGAATCAATTCTTATTTTTCTTTGAGTACTTTGTACTTCCTGTTTTTGTTCTTTTGCTAAAAGATTTTGTTCAGATTGAGTATCTGCTTGTATAAGTTTATATACATTAGCAATATTTTGAGAAAGAGTATTAATCTGATTTTGTAAGCTTTGAAATTGCTGCTGTATTCCCGTTAAAGTAGTTTGATTTTGTTGCTGAGATTCTGCAAACTTCTTAGATTGCTCTGCAATCTCAGTCTTATACCCAATATCAGTTCCCCTAAAACTAGAAGAAGATACTCTAGAAGAACTAAAAAATGAGTTTCGGTTTTCTCTAGATAAGGGAGAACCTGTTAGTGGGTCTACTTCAGCCATTTGCTACACTATTTTTGAGATTTTGCTCTTCAATATATTGCTGTAGAAGTGCAATATAAACATCTCTCTCCCAAGGTATCATATTTTCTAACTCTGTCAAAGAGTATTTATGATGTTGCATTAATGCAAAATTAACTTGATAATATGACACAAGACTTTCATGTGCCATTCCTAGGCGAAAAAAGATGTTAATCCCTCCAATACAACTTCACTCTCAACACCAGTATTTGGATTCTTTATTTTTAATTTATGAGATAACTTAGGCATAGTTTGGAAGAATGTTTCAATTTCCTTAAACTGACTTGAACTTAGTTGGTCTATGAACTCAACCAATTCTTTTTTAGTGCATTCTGACGCAGACCAAGACTCTTCTTCATTATAAACTTGATCCATACAAGAACAAATCAAATCAAAAGTATCTTCAACTCCTACATCACCCCCGGCAAAGTTAGTTTTAATAAACTCTTCCATAGAAGGATATTTCATTCTAAGAACTAGAGAATCATCTAACTTAATATCTCTAGAATGTTTAGGATCAATAGTTACTTCTATTTCTTCTAGATTGATAGTTACAGGAACTCTAGTACTTCCATCATCAGGACAAGTAATCAAAACCTCAACAGTTTCTCCTACAGATTTTCCTCTAATGTTAAGAAAAATATATTCAATATCAAAAGTTGCAAGTTGATTGACCTTTATTCCACGAGTAAGAATACAATTTGAAATTACAGTTTTGACTGCTTCTGCAATTTGACTTGCATCTTCACTTTCCTGAGCGATGATAAGAATTTTTTCTTCCTTAACTAAAAAAGGTCTATACTTTATAGTTTTCTTAGTAGATGGTATAGTCAACTCATAAGTTGGAGTTGCAATCTTTGGTAATGGCATAATTTAACTCTTTAATTTTATTTTATTTAGAATATAGAATTGACGACATTTGCTGCATTCGATACTGCATTTGCAACTCCATTAGCGGCATCTACAATATTACTAAATCCTAGTTGTTCACTTAATGAGTCTGTTTTTCCTACGATGTATCTATCAAAGCTAAAAGATGCACTTACCTTTAATATTTGAGAATCTGCATAACTAACTCCAATCGGATTTAATGCAATCGGAAATAACCCAACAAAGTTATAAATTAATTCTCTTTTATAATCCCTATCAAATTTTACAATTCTAGTTGCATTTGATTTATAATCTTCAGGATATTGCATTCTTACATGATAATTTTCTTGATTTTGAAAATTCATATTAGCAACAGTATACGAACCACTAGAAATAAATTCCATCCAACTTTCTAAGAATATCAAAGACTTATAGTTTTTATCAACATAAAAATCCAAACTTATTTGTTGATACATTTTATAATTAGCAAATGTCTCACTAACACCAGTATAATTTCCTTCAGCCTTTGAAGAGGAAAAAGAAGTTGTTGGTAATGATGCTGAATTACATAACAGACCAACATCATCTGTTACAAAAGAAGATGTAACATTTTTTGCTGCTAAGTAAGTTTTTAATGCATCAGGAATACCACCAAACTGAACCTCATAATGGGTTGTTTGTGCTAGATTAGTTAATAGTGGTTTAAAATCACTTATATTTTTTCTTGGAGATGGGGCACCTAATTCTTTTATTTTCCAAACTCCATGCCTATCTTCAGTTACAGACTTTCTAGTATCATCAACACTATCGAAATTCCTATTTTTTTCCCACTCAAATGGTCCTGGTCCTTGGGGCATTTCTAAATAGTATGAAAGAATCTATACTATGTATAATGGCATATAAGGGAAAATTTCAACCCTCATACCCAAAAAAATATAAAGGCGACCCTACAAATATCGTCTATCGTTCTTTGTGGGAAAGAAAGTTTATGGTGTATTGTGATAAGAATGAAAATGTCTTGGAGTGGGGAAGTGAAGAGATAATGCTGCCATATCGTTCCCCAGTTGATGGAAAAATACACAGATACTTTCCTGACTTTTATATTAAAGTAAAAGAAAGTACAGGAGAAATAAAAAAGTATCTAATAGAAATAAAACCTAAAAAGCAAACAGTAAAACCAAAAGTTCCTAAGAGACAAACAAAAGGATACCTTTATGAGGTTTATGAGTATGCCAAAAATCAATCTAAATGGGAAGCAGCAAAAGAATATTGTAAAGATAGAAATTGGATATTCAAAGTCCTTACCGAAGATGACCTAGGAGTATGAATAGAATTAGACCTGTTCTCAAAAATATTACAGGAAAAGAAGACCCTGATGATTTAATGCAGGAGATATTAGGAGTATTGAAAATAACCACACCAGTTCCTGATGTTGGTAAGTATTATACTTTTGTATATTCTCCAAAAACTGATAATTTACAGTATGATGAATATCCTTTAGTAGCAGTAACTGATATTTTTCAGTGGGGATTTCGTGGTATAAATTTTCACTGGGGAGGACCAAGACAATATACTTGGGTAGAAATAGTTGGAAACTTACATCTTGTCTATCCACAAGAATTTGGTGACTTGAGAACAATACCTTATGGAAAAATCAAACTTAAGAGATAAATAACTAAAAAAAGTAAATGACAGTACCTCCATTACTAAGGTATCCAATCAAAAAACTAGATTCTGATGATTTCATTAAGATTGATATTTACGAATATCAACCAGGAACTCTTCCTACTGAAGCTTCATTTAGCACTACTCCAGGAGGAATTAGAGGAGCAATAAAACAAACTATTATATTGCCCATGACAGAATCTATTCCACAAAATACATTATCAACAGTTTGGGGAGAAGATAGATTAGGTCCATTACAAGCTGGGGCATTTGCTGTTGCAACTGAAGCATTAGAATCTCCCGGTGCTGGTATTGCGGAATTTCAACAACAAATCCAGAAAGTAGGAGATGCTTTAAATACTAGTCTTGGTTCAAAAGTAGCATCTTCGGCACTGGCACAATCTATACTTAAAAGTATTGGTGTACAAAATGCGGGTTCCATTTTATCTAGAACTGGTGGTATAGTCTTTAATGAAAATGTAGAACTTTTGTTTCAAGGAGTAACATTAAGAGGTCCATTTGGTTTTGTTTTTACTATGACACCTCGTTCACAAAAAGAATCTCAGACCATAAAAAATATTATTCTTTCACTTAAAAAGGCTATGACTCCCAACAGAGGAACAGTTGCTGGAGCAGGAGCAGGTCTTCTTTTAAAGGCACCAGATGTATTTAAAATATCATATAAAAGTGCAAATAAAGACCACCCATTTATGAATAGATTTAAAGTATGTGCTTTGAAAGATTTATCAGTTGACTACACTCCCGATGGAGTCTATATGACATATAAAGACTCTACTCCAGTTAACATAACACTTTCATTAACATTTCAAGAACTTACTCCAATTTATCGTGAAGATTATGATAAGGATGAAGGACTAATCGGACTAGGATACTAAAATGACTTATTTCAGAGAGTTACCAGACTTAGAATATCAATCATTTTTATCTGATAGGCAGAGGTCTAATGATTATGTGCGTGTTAAAAACTTATTCAGAAGAGCAAAACTTCGTGATGATTTAAATAATGTTCTTACAGTTTTTGATAAGTATCAAATACCTGATGGATATAGACCAGATAACGTTGCTGAAGAATTATATGGAAGTGCAGAATATGATTGGGTAGTTTTAATTAGTGCTGGAATTGTAAACGTAAGAGATGAGTGGCCAATTTCAGATGGTGATTTATATTCATATGTTGAATCTAAGTATGGTAATGAACTATATGGAACTCATCATTACATTACAAAAGAAGTAAAAGATTCTGGTGGAAGAATTATTATGAATGAAGGTAGATTAGTCAATAATATTATACAATTACCTTATCCATCGTATTTTCCCGAAATTGGTCCTGATGTAATTGATATTGGAATAAATGAAACATTAGACACAGTATTTGGGAACCTATATCTTCACGATATCAGCACTATTGTAAAAACAGAAGATTACGGAACATTTACAATTGACGAAGAACAAAATATTTGGACATACGCTATAAATTTAGAGTCTCTTGAAGGACTAGAATTCTTCGATGATGAAGCAATGGTAACAGATACACTACAATATATTGCAGTTGATGGGTATCTAAAAACATTCAAAATAGATACAAAGGTATTTAAAAATGAAGAGGATATAGATGTTGAATTTTTAGTTGATGATAGTAGTATTAATTCAACTCAAGTATCATATGTAACTTATTACGATAGTATAACAACATCATATACAACTTCTTATAATATAACGATACCCGTTTCAAACTACGAATATGAAGTTGAATTGAATAATCAAAAAAGAAGTATTTTTGTTCTAAAACCTTTCTACTTACAGCAATTTATTAATGATACTAGAGATATAATGACTTATAAGAGGTCTTCACAACTTGTTGAAGACCGTAATGGGGATGATATTATCAGAACTGAAAATACAAGAACAACTATGCCTTATGGTTCAACATTCCCAAGAGAATCTCCAAGTGAGGTAATTAGAATAGAACTAGCATAAAAAAACTCCCCCTTTCGGGGGAGAATTTTTTTTTTAGTTAATCACTCTTCGGCAAGACGAGCAAAGTATGATAGCGTATCATCATCTTCGTCTTCATAAGAAGAACTACTTGAAGAAAGACTGTTCAGTTCGCTCCTGAGGTCTTCGGTAAGAGGAGGAGCATAAGAACCTTCATCTTCACCTTCTTCTTCAACGCTTACGCTGTTGCGGGTAGAAGAACCTTTGATACCCAGAGTGTAGTCAAGACGCTTCTTGAGTTCTTCATAACTCTTGTACTCGCTAGGAGAAACAAACTCACTCAGGGAGTATTCTTTCTTCCAGAGTGCCTCAAGCACTTCGTCATCATCATGGAGTGCTGATGGTGCTGCAAATTCACTTGAATCATAGTTACGATAACCAGCAACATTCTTTGCTTTCAGTTTGAAGTTAGCACCATTCCAGAAATCAAATGGGTCGATTGCTTGCTCATCTTCAAACTCAGGTTGCATAGCAGCGGTGAGTTTGTCAAAGATTTTCTTACCATACTTGAAGAGGAAAACCTTACCTTCGTTTTCTGGATTTGCAGGGTCTTTTACAACATAGATATTGCTTACATAAGTCAGCTTACGCTTCTGCTTACGGGCAATTTCCTTGTTTGCATCTACACCAGAATTCCAAAGAGTTGAGTTGTGCTCACAAACAGGGCACTTTTGATTTAGAGTTGTTAGGCAGTTATCAATCAACCAACCACCAGGACCTTGAAAGGCGTGTGAATATACTTTCACAAATGGTAGGTCTTCACCATCAGGTGCAGGGAGAAAACGAATAACTGCATATCCATTACCAGTTTTATCACACTCAAGTTTCCAAACACGGTCATCAGAAGAACCGCCAGAGTTATTCATTTTTTCTACTTCTTTCACCAGTTTTTCGGTGAGAGAACCTAGTTTTGATTGCTTTTTAAGATTTGAAAAGGACATTAGATACCTCAGATTAATTGGATTCGGGGGATTACTTGGATATTCTAGCAGGGTCTGCCTCAGGTGTCAATATGTTTTTTGAGCGATTCGATTGTTTTTGCCATACTGCCGAATAAGACATTCATATCAGTATCTGGAGGAAACCCCATAATAACGATTGATTTTTTGAGACTCTCTTTCATTTCTAGTGCCTTAGGGTCATCAGAAAGTGAAAGGCGAGTATACATAATCTTCTGCTTTTCTATCAGAAGCGTCAATTTTTCAATATGTTCCATCTTTTCTTCTTTGGTCATAAAACCAAAATTTAAGACATTCTTATAAATGTCTTCTTGAAGAAAATTGATTTCTTTTAACTCATTTTGTATGATATCAGAATCAAAGAAATTAGACATTTAGGATAGTCCTTAAAATTTTTCTATACTGGAACACATCAATATTTAGAAAAGAAGAATACTTTTTGATTTTCAAACTTACGGTTTCCCACACAGGGTCAAGTATCTTCTTATCAAATTCGCTAGAATAACGAAATATCTTATCATAGATTACCATAGTTTCTGGAGATATATTACCACCCAGAAATTTCTTTAGAATAATCGGATGAGACTTTGAACAGTCAAAAATATTTTCTAATTTTTCCTCAGAGAAAAGATTTTCAGACTCTTCTTTAAAAATATAAGTCATACTTTGCTGGCGTCTTTTCCAGTCAGTATAATTCCTTTCTCCTGAGTTGATAATTTCGCCAATCCATACGCTTGATGGATTATCAGACGCAATAAAGTTGGATACAAAGTATTCAATAATTTCTTCGTCACTCATTTTGCGACTAGTTTTCTCAAAGAAATACTTATCCTTTCTTTTATTAAAGGATGCTATAGATGCTCTTGATTTTCCACCATACTTAAAAAAGTCATATTTACGACTTGTAAAATGACTTTTAATTGATAAGTATGTTTTGTATGTTTCAAAGGGTGTCACTTTAATCATTTACTCTTTCAAAGTTTTCAATTTGCTCTACAGAAACAGTATGCTTATTGTTAATTCGATACCAATATGTTCCTTCACCTTCACCCAGATATTTGATTTCAGACTTAGGAATGTTATTTTCTCTAATTGCAGCCTGAATCTTATAATGCATCAATTTAGAATGACTAATCATAATGGAAGTTTTGCTCTGGTAGTTTTTTTCATAAAGTTTAGACGGATTGCATCCCATTTCAAACGCTCTTTGAGAGGTTTTGAAATGAGTTTTGTTACGGATTCAATCTCTAGATTATTGTTTTCACAATACATTACGATTGCATCAATATAATTGATGTTTTCTTCGGCAACAATTTTTTCAATCTCTAAAGCAAACTTAGATGGTGTTAAGAACTTATCTTCGATTGCTTTTTCTAAGCTTTCTTTTCCATAAAATTCTGTATCGCTAGTTTTTTGTTCCATAGAGTTCCAGTTTATCTCTAACAAACTTTCTAATATATTCGGTGAGTAGTTTGATGTACTTTGATTTGTTGTATTCTTCATAGACGACGCATTCTCCATTTTCACAAGCCATTAAAATTACAAGTTTTTTTACAGGAATACCAGTAAGTTCATAAAACATACAGGCATAGGCAGCACACTGAACAAAATAGTGTTCAATCCATTCTCTAGGTTTTGCTTTTTTTGAAGTCTTAAAGTCAATTATAGCAAGCTCTCCGTTGTATTCTGCAATACAATCTACAGTCCCTGCAATCCCTAATTGCCTACTATATAGGGAACCTTCAAGAGCGTAAATATTATTTATCTTATTCAGTTCTGTTTTTAAAATCTTAAACAGAAATTCTGAAATCGGAAGAATATCGGATTCACAATTAGAGTTTTTTAAATACATCTCTACAAGAGTGTGCATATCCGTGCCACGACTAGTTGCCTGTTTCGTAACACGGTTTGCTTCCTCTTCTCCTACCTTCTTTCTCCAACCCTCAAAAATGTGTTTGTTAAAGTGACTGGTGACTGAAGTAATAGAGACCAACTTTAGCAGTTGGTCTTCATCTGAAACTTTATAATAACGCACACCATCTATAGTTTCCCTATCGAGTTGGGGAAGTTCAATATCAATATGTTTAAACATTAAAAACCAGCTTCCATTTTTGCTACAATATACTCTTTAACAAGACCTGAACGAACAATATCATCAACGCCAAACTCAATTACATCAAAAGAAGGCATCGCTCTAATAATTTTCATAAAATCAACAATACCATTACGGTCATTAGTCTTGATTAAGTCTGTTTGAGTTGCGTCTCCACAAAACATAATTTTTGAATTTTCCCCAACTCTTGTAATAATACTATCAAGTTCGTGAAAAGTCAAATTCTGGAACTCATCTACGATAATGATAGCATTATCAAGAGTGGTTCCACGAAGAAAAGAAGTGCTCCAGAACTTTATCGTTTCTTGTGCCTTAAGACCACCATAAAGCATTTCAAAATCAGCATCAGAAGGCATTTGGAACATATACTTTACCATATTCTTATATGGAATTTGATAAAGTGAAGATTTGTCCTCATGGTCTCCAGGAAGAAAACCAATCTCTCTTGTAGCAACTAAAGAACGGACAAGATATACTCTTTCGTAAGGTGTTCTTTCGTTTAAGACTTCTCTAAGAGCATTATAGAGTGTGATGAATGTTTTACCAGTTCCAGCACATCCATAAGCTACAATATGTTTTCCTTCATCATATGAATCAAAAAGTCTTTTTTGATTTTCTGTGAGAGGGTCAATATTGATTAGTAGTTCACTATTTAATGGTTTCCTTCTCTTCATTTGTTTTGTAGTAAGACCAACACCGATTGGTTGTTCTGTTCTTCTTTTTCTTGCCATACTAGATTTTCTTTACGGTTGAACCAGGCATTTTTGAGGCACGTCCTAAGACATCATTCCAAGATGGGTGTTTTGACGCAAGTTTATTACGCCAATCACCCACTTCACCTGGAGTGGCACATCCCTCAGACCAATCCCTTTTCCATTCAGGATTGTCTTTATACCATTGTTGAATGTCGTGAACACTCATTTCAACAACACGTTTTTCGCCAGTTTCAACATGAATAATAGGATAAATTGCCATAAGTTACGAAATCAAGATAAATTTATTTATCAGGGACTTAGACGTGCTTTATGAAGCCTCTTCTCCTCATAATACTTCCAAATATGAGGTGCCCACTTTTCAAGATGAGGAACAAGTTGTTCGCAAAGTGCTTGAATTTCTAATTGGGCATCCATCTTTGCTCGCAAATCCATAATATGGAGGACAGAACGCAGATTAAAAGAAACCACAAAGTTCTGACGAATTGCTTGTGCAAGATAATCCCTAATGTGTTCTTCACACATTCCTCTTTCGTATTTTGAGGCATAACGCTTACAACCTTCGTAAATGAAATCTAGTTCATCCTGATAGTCATTCAACGTCCATTCATACTTCTTACCATAACGATTGGTATAGAAACCAGGAGGACGAACATAGAATACATCCTCAGGATTAAGTTCTCCACTCGCAACCTTTACGACACGCTTACCAGTATAACGCTGGGACTGAACATCAAAGGTTACTCCAACACGATGAGTTCGTGCCTGCATCGCTACGTTATGGACATACCCTGAAACAGAGAATGTGATACCAGGATGCTCTAGTGGTCCCCAATGCCCCTTCTCGTTGCTCAGGAGACGTTCTACGACCCACTCACCACACTTAGCAGGGTTTGGGATTTCCTGTTCGTGAATAGGGGTTTCTGAGTAGTCACACTTTGCTGCCTGATAGATGACTTGCTCAGGGATAGCATAGCACTGCAGAACTTGAACCTGCAGGTTTTTATCAAATTCTAGAAGGTCTTTTGCTTTAATAGGTTTCATTT